TTAGTCTGTATCTACTTCTACATTATAGTTCAGTTTTACAGTTAAAAAATCGTTACCAAGGAAGAGCGTGTAGATTAAAGGATTTGCCATAGTTTCTTCGAGATACTGCTTTGTATGACCAATATTTATGTTGTTTTCTGCATACCCAGTCAATCGTTTGACAATCTCCCTTCCCCATTCAACAGGGTCGTAACAATGCAGCTTTCTGATGTACATGTAGTTTCCGTTGATTTCTATCATTGTAGGTACATCTTCGACAAAACCAAGATGGAATTTGTTACTGATATACGGCTTATCAAAGATTACATCGAGAATTGATTTCTCGACGATATCATTTCCTTCAATGATAGCCTTTACGTATCTTCTCGGATTTACGTTGATTTCTTTCATAATTCTTTTTTTGTTTTTTGGTTAATAATGCACCTCATCAACCTTGTGACGAGGCTTTTGGCTTAGTCTGTGAAATGAAACTGCAACTCAACAACACCTCGCGTAACCATATAGGTACAGACAAGTCCCTCGTGGAAATTGAACAGGCTCACATACTCGAACTTTCTCACTTCGTCTAAGCGCTGGGTAGAGAAAGAGTTTACAACACGGACAGCCCATTCGTCAACCTCCTCTTCGGGAGAGTTGTTCGGGATGAGTGATACAGCAAGGCAGTTGTCGTAAACAGAAACGATAGAAGGAAGGTTGTTGATAAAGCCAACAGCCTTGTGGCCCTCCTGTATGTATCTGCTGCCATCGAACAGCAAGTCAAGTAGACTGTCTTCCATGACGTTCGTCTGGTCGATAGGCGCAGGACGCAGGCTTTTGATAACATCATATCCATCTTTAACTGTATTCATATCTTTATAGTTTTTTGGTTAATAATAGTGGTTTCTGTGCTTGTCGGGCACAGAGAACCGTTTACAGGCTTTTCAGATATGTACACTCAACGGAACATTCAGAGTTCTTCTCGTCCATAAAAGCCTCTCCGTTACTCCATGCCTCATAAGCTTTAGCATTGGCTTGTTCTACGTTGTCCGCCTCTATTTCTACCCAACCCTTCGTTGTCTCGCTGATACCAACAAAATACTTACTCATAATTCTAAAAGTTTAATGGTTAATGAATTGCAGTCGGCTATCCTTTGCAGAAAAGCCGACCTTTTTGGCTTTAAACTCGCGCATCCTCTGACGTGGTGTCTTGCTTTAGCTTCGTGATCCGGAGAGCTTTATGCTCGTCTTCAGATGCCGGCTGATTCTGCCGGACTCTGAAGACGATGCAAGAAGCTCTTGTAAATCGTAGTGTCAGACCGACGCGCGAAGGTGACAGACCTTAGGTGTTGTTACTTAGACTCCTTGCAGGCCTTGTTGACCGCCTTTCTGAAAGCGGACTCCTCTGCCCAAACGCACAGCTTTCCGTCGATAGAGATGTTGGACTCTGCGATGAGCTGCTTGAGCACACCAAGCATTCTCCATCCTTCTTCATCTGCGCCATACTTGGCAGCATCGGTATCTATCTTGCGGAGAGATGCCGCTTCGGACTTGCCTGTAAAGCGAGCCTCGCTGAACATAATGAGGTTACGCATTGCGAAGTAAGAACCCGCACCCTTGTAGGCGCTGATGAACGTGTCGGACTGCTTGGTTTCCCATGCGAGGTGCTTGCGAATCTTGTTGAACTTCTTAACGAGGTTGTAGAGTTCTCGTCTGTTCATTGTGTCAAATCCGTCGCGAGCAATTTTGTACAGAGGAACATACACTTTTTTCATCAAGTCTGCAACAAAGATGTTCTTGTTGTTCAGACGAACATAAGGAACACCCTTGCACTTGTGTTTGTACTCCTTGGTGTTGACTCCGTTCTTGTCCTTGCGGAAGATAAGATTATCGTTAACGTACGCCTTAAGTTTCTCAATATAGTCGTCCACCATACCTGAGAATGTGCATTCGTTGAAGAAAATCTCTCGCTTCGAAAGGTTCTCTGTGTCGCCGTGCTCCTGCATCTTGGCCTGAGCGTAAAACTCGTTTTCCAGCATACGCCACTGATACTCGTAGCCCTTGCGCTGTAAAAGCTCGTTGAAAGACATCTTGTCTGACTTCATGTCACGGAGCATACCGAAAATCTGAGCGGTTACCCAGCGACGGAAAAGCTTCCAGTTGTTCACGTATCCACCCTCGATAATCTTCTTGCCAACAGCATCAACGACAACATCGTCAAGATCAACAGGTATAGCCTCGCCTTTCTCGATTCTGACAAGCTTGTCAGCACCAAGAGTGTAGTAGTTACTTACATCAACGCCGGCACTCTTCAATGCTTCCATTCGCATCTGCGCCTTGGTCTTCTTGCCAGTAGCTTCTGTGGCCTCTACGTTGTTAGTTACGATGTTCAAGTTCTCACCAGTGATTGTTGCAATCTGTTTCATAATTCTAATTTTGTTAATGGTTATTAAAATGTTAATTAAATCTTGTGGATGAGGCTTACGCCCCACCCTTGTTTGGCTCAATCCAGTCTCTGAGAATGATCAGGTCGTTGTCGTCTTTAGAACGCCAGAACCACGTTCCCCATGAAGGATTCCATGTGAGGCGTCCAAGAATTATGCAGAACAGGACATACACCTCCAGTCTGCATCTCGCCACCTCACGTCGCTCTCCGTACATCATATCTTCGTCTGAGAGCTCTTTCTCAGGCAAAGCCTTGAAGTAGTAGTGTCGATGTGATTCAGAACGCTCTGACGGCACAGAATGCTTGTATTCCTGATATAGCTGCTCTATCTTGCTCATTATTTCTTCCTCCGTAGAAGGAAATGTGCCAAGCCAGCCATTATACTGCATATCATTCACGATAATCTTACCATTCACTCTACAAGTTCTCTTCTGAAAGTTGACGGTGAACTTTGCACCGTCCCTAACCTCGTTGATAATTAGTTCGTATATCATAATTCTAAAATATTGGTTAATAGCAGTACGCTCAAAGGATACGTTGTGTTGCTGTATGCGCTCGATGTAAACAGTCGAGTGAATCCTGAGTCGTACAAGTTAATTAACTGGAAGACTCAGGAAGATACGGACTGTTTGTCTAAATCTTTCCTTCTTGCGTACTATTCGGCTCACAATAACCTATTCCGACTCAATTTGATATGCTGCATGACTTTAAGCATTCGATTAGCTACATAACTTCGCAAGAAGTCGCCCTCATGGAGCGTAAGCTCCACCTCTGCGAGTTCTCGACGAAGGGATGTAGGATGAATTGTCAAACCTTGTCGAACACCGCTGCAATGCGAATGACTTATCTCATGTATTATGTTGCATGAATATATGTTTGCGATTCGACTACGTGATTGGATACCTGCGCCGGCGGTGATAACGGCCTGCGGCAGGTATTCCACTCATGTGGTATTAAACCTCATACTCTTGATAAGTCGTGATGCAATTCACTTTTGGTTGTTTGTAGGTACACTTAAAGGCTCGTTGCCATAGCTGTATGATTTTGATATAACCCCGTGAGAGAGGAGATCACTTACCTGGGTATAACCCAGTGTCAGTGATCTGCTTTTATCACGTGGTATTAAATCGTACCGCCTCCTTGTGTACCTCGTTTGGCAATAACGTTGTCTTCGACATGGGAATTTTGTACGGCAATGTAATGTTCTGATAAAGAAGTCTTGATGATACGCGTTGACGGCTTGATATTGGCAGGAAACGCGTGATGGATTAAGACTTCGCTTAAACTTATTCCCCAACCGAAGACAACCATCGTACTCTGGTAATTCCCTGACCGATGGCTCGGCACAATACTTTATGTTTCTGATTTGACACAGGATTCGCCAGAATTCAGGATCCTGGTCACCGCTCATAGTTATGACGGTTACCAGGATCCAGAACTCTGGTTAAGGGACCTGTTGCATAAACTTCTGCCATTCATCAGGGAGTGGTGGTGTGCGCCACCTGTGGGAGTCATACGGACTGGCACATTTCTGTACTTCTGTGATTAGGCACGCCTTGTGTATCTTCAGTATGGTCCCTTTGGTCTTAAGTATCACTTGAGCGAAAGAGGCCCATACTGAAGGTAATCATAGAGGCGTGACATAAATAATCCGTCCTTCTCCCACGTCCGTGTGCTCGGTTACAGAGTCTGTCGGTCAGAAGATACTGCGCATAGCTTTATCTGCTTGATAGCATCCTGGTGGAGAGGATGTTGGACCATCTCTAATCAGAGATATGTCCACATCATTCGAGACCGGATGGTTAAATCACTCTTCATTCCGGCAAAACCCTTGCGCTGGGTGCTACATCTACAGAGTATTCACCAATGTGTTGTACGCTGCCCTGCTCGTCCGCAAGGCATTCTGGGCACAGCCGATTGATAGATACCCCTTGATTTCGCTCTCTGTCTTACCCCTGTTGGCTTTCACGTTCCTGCCACGACCTCGGTCTATACAACCTACAGTCTGAGTCTTCACGTATCCAAGGCCACCGACTTTGCTCTTGCCCGTCTTTACCGCACGGATGCAGTCCATGACGAAGGTGTTGAGCTTGTTGATGTCCTCTTTCACGTTTATGACCGGAAGAACCTGAGTAGCCCAGGAATAATCGCAGTATCCCTTGTAGAGATACCTGTTTACGGCATTGATGGCTTTCGTCATCGTGGTGTCACGTTTCTTTATCGTCCTCTTCTCAATCTCTTTTTGGAAGGTCTTGATGCGAGTAGACGACAGAGAGATGTTGTGACCCTTGATGGAATATCCGAGGAACTTGAACCAATGATTAGCGTCAAGATACTCAACCTTCTTCGGGTTAAGAGTCATCTGCATCATCTCCAGCTCGCTCTTCATGATATCCATGGCTTTCTCATAGTCTTCACCAACAAACAGCGTATCGTCGGAATAGCGGACGTAATATCCGTTAAGCTTAGACAGCTTGTCGTCAAGATGATAGAGGATGACGTCAGCCAACCATGCCGCAACAGAGCATCCCTGCTTGAGGGACTGATACTTCTCGCAGAGGTTGTTGTCCTCATCGAAATATAAGTCTGTGTGATAGTATTCACGAATGACATCTATCAGCGCAGATTTTCCGTACTTTTCCTCTACCTTGTCAAACGCCCAGTCGATGAACCGAATAGGTACGCTATCGAAGTATTTGGAGAAGTCACCTTTCCATCCGATGACTTTTCCCTCTGCTGAGTATATTATCCGAGACACATCTTGCACCACACGACCGCAGCCGATACCTTTCTGATACGACGTACAGCGTGGATGCACCATCTCTGGCATCAACTCGAACAAGAGGTCGTTTGCTATGCTCAAAAGGATTCTATCTACAGGCTCATTCACATAGACAGTACGGAAATCTCCGTTGTCTTTCGGAATTTTGGCTGTATGTGGCGGCATTATCTTGTAATTGCCACTCTTAATTCTCTCGTACATTATCAGACGGGCCTCTGGTGTCGTGAGCTGATACAGGGTTGCTTTGTTCATGTCTTTGTCAATGCCTTTGCTGATAGCATTCTGCCACCGCTCCGGCTCAAAGAACATACTTAGGATTTTGTCTTCATTCATAATTCTAATTATTTTGGTTTGAAGTACCGTCTTTCGACGGCTTTTAGGCTGTTAAACCAAGATATTCTGATAGGGTATCTGCCATAAGCTTGGCTACGCAGTCATCATCTATGTCGCTGACGTATTTGCTTACGTCACATCCATAGAGCTCTTCCCCTTCTTCGACTGCTCTCAATGCCTGTCTTGGAATGTCTCTTATAACGAAATCCAAATCAGCCTTTGTCTCGCAATCGTCAATGATACCATCTGGAATGTTGAGAAGCACGTTGTCTTTCTCATCAACGAGATGCCATTCATAGTATCCTGGGATAAATCTTACGTTGTTCATAATTCTTATGTTTTGGTTATTGGTAGGGAGATTGCTCTCCCCGTTTGGCTTAGTCGATGTGCTGATAAGTCTCGCCGTACTCTTTCTCGTAATCGGTGTAGAATCCCTGATCATCTTCTGCCTCTATTGTTTCTCCGCAGAAATCGTCGCTATCGAGAATGATTTCACTATTGTTATAAGCATCCTGCACCTTCTGTACAGCCTCTTTCTCACTCTCAGCATCAACGCTGACTGCCCTGTTTAAAGTCTCTGTGACTGATACATAATATCTCTTCATAATTATTCGGATTTAGTTTCTTTGTAATAACACTCAACCTTGTACCCGTTCTTGACGAGATACGGAAGGAGATCTCTTGCTGATTTGTACCAGAGATTCAACTCAATCTTGACAACATCGTCGTCTATCAACTTCTTACGATTACTGATAATTTTACTGACGTGTTTCTTGTCGGCAAAGAAATCATACAACGAGTACATCTCCTTTCCGCCGTCTGTATATTCATATACAAATACAGCAAGAGCGTTTCCGGAGTAAATGTTTACGTTGAACTTCTTTCCTTTCTGTCTGATGGTGAGTTTACCCATCTTGTCTTTCCAATTCCATTGTAATGCCATATTCTTAATAATTTATTGGTTAATAATGTCAGAGGGATTGCTCCCTCCGTTTTAGGCTAACTCAACAATCTCGTCAATTCTACCATATACTGATTTTCTCAAGCAAGTCTTGTTACAAGCGTAAGTCTCCACCCAGTTTCCGTATTGGCAATACAGAAATCTCTTCAAGACATCTTCGAAACTTACGATATATCCAACAATAGCTATGCCGGTTCCTGACCACATGCGACAGTCTATGACCTTTTTTGTTACCCAAAGTTTCTCATCCGCTGTTAGCTTTTCGCCTCGATTTAATTTGGCTCTAAGTTCTCCGGCACGTGAATATCTTACAACATCCTCGCTTGCTGGATTTTCTACAAAAGGAAATACATTCTCCATAATCTAATCTGTTTAATTGGTTAATAATGGCATCTCCCCATGCGAGGGGAGAAATTTAGACTCAAACGGTGTAGTCGTAACCCGTACCACAACATCTCCATGCGTCACCAAACCTGTATAAGCGTCTGTAAAGCGTGGATAGTTTCACTTTCCTTACCTCCATGCTGTTGTAGAGTGGAAGTAGTTTCCTTGCTGCATTAATCCTTGATTCCATAATCTAATTGTTTTTGGTTCGTAATGGTTCCCCACATTATTGTGGGGATTTTAGCTGATTAAACTCTCATTGAGCGTGTACGCTTCAATGTCGTACTCGTGATCGGTTCCATTGGTACACTGGGATTGGTGGTGATAACCACGCAAACCCTCAACCTGCTTTTTTGTTGCTCCGTCGTCCTTGGCTACCTTACAGCATCTTCTGATGCTACCTGCTACAACAAGTAATTCGCGGCTTGCGTATGTATTCCAGTTGTCTGTGCGATAGAGCGCATAAACTTTCTTTGCCATAATTTACTTTTTAATAGTCACACAAAATAGTATCTCCATCGTATCTTACGAAGTAGGGACATCTCTGGCAAGCGGTAATCATACCGACTGCCAACAGCTTTTTAAAATTAGGGTTTGGGCACTTTTCGCCCATGCCAGCTCTTGTAATCTCTATTCTTTTCATAATTCTAATTGTTGGTTTATAATGGTTCCCCACGATGATGTGGGGAGTTTTAGGCAGAAACAACAAAACTCCAATAGGTTTTGTAGAAATACTTGTACGCTTCAAGCTCGTTCGTCTCTGGAACTTCTGATATTTCAAGCTTTCCGGTGTCCTTGCACAAGTCGGCAACGGAAAATAAACCGTCGTGCGTCCACTTGATAAGATCCACACGTCTTGTTGCATTCTCTACAGACTCTACGATTTCACATTTTAGTAAATCGTCATTTAAGATTTTATCTAATTCACTCATAGTTATGTAATATTGGTTAATAGAAATCCCCACCCGTAAGAGTGAGGATTGGTTTAGCTACGGCAGCTGGCTAGCCTTTGCCGCATTCTCGCAGTTGGTAGTCGTTTGGACTCCCTTCCACATCGTTCCAAAATGATCTACGCAAAGAATCCACAAGCCAAGCTTGTCTGAGTAAGAGAAGATAAGATCAGGGAAATTCTTCTGCATCCATTCCTTATCCTCTTCGCTCATGTTAGTGAGGAACCACTGGAATATCTCGATTCTGTCCCTTTCTTCTTCATCGCCATTTGCCCACTCTGGATACTCGATGTTTTCAATCACTGATTCGTCATTCTCTACAATCTCGTTACAGAGGATGAACGCACTTTTTAGCCAGTGTACGGCTGTGTAGTAATCCGTTATCATAATTCTAATATTTGGTTAATAGAAATCCCCACCCGTGGGAGTGAGGATTGGTTGGCTAACCGAACATAAGATGTGTAATGATATCCTGTAGAACAGGTTGGTAGCCGTACTCAAACATCTGCTGGACGGCAATCTGTCTTGCCTCCATGTTGAGTTCCTTGTAGTCCTCTACCATACCTTTCTTGTTTCCGCAGTTGTAATGATATAACATTACATCTCTAACGAAATCCTCGCAGTTGTAATACTTACACTGCTGCTCAAGTGTCTTGCCTTTTCTTGCCATAATTCAAAAATATTGGTTAAACAATAGAAGGCACACTCACGTATGGGCGCACCTTTTTTAGGCAAATACTACTCATCTTCATTGTCTTCTTCGTCAAGACAATAATAGCTGTCAAGCTCATCTGTGCCGGAGTAGCCTTCTTCTGTACACTGCTCGTAACTGCGTAGCCCTGTCTTGGCATAAATAATGTCAGTCATCGTGTTCTCGCTCAATCCATTTATATCCGTGACAAGTCTAACCTCGTCATCTGTGGCGATATTGTTGTCAACAATGAAATCCCACAGCATAGCTTCAATACTTTCCATATCCTTTGAATATTTAGTTAATAATTGCTCCTACGTGTCTCCACGCAGGATTTTTGGCTTAACGCTCCTCTACTTTTACGCTCACGGCATAAGGCAAGTCATCTCTGTCAACCTCCTCCCATTCATACTCAACGATAGTGCTCATGTATTTGTTCTCCATCTTATAGATGACTCTATCTATAGTTCTCTTACTGATGGTGCGTCTCGTTTTCTCGACCTTGAACTTGACGTGAGCCTCGTATCCGTCATTAGTGAACTCTACGAGTCCTTCTCTTCTCGCAACTGCCACACATCCGTGGAACGCGTTGATGAATACATACTTTTCTCCATCAAAATACACATCAATACGTGTATGATACTCTTGTGTCTTTAAATATTCCATAATTCTTTCGTTAATTGGTTATTATGTAGGTAGAACAATAGCTCTACCCTGTTTAGCGGCACATCATCTCACGAAGTATCTTATTCGCTCTCTTCTCGCTCTTAGATACACGCCTGTTATAAACTTCTCTGCTTAATTTACGTCTCTTGCAGTCTGCTGCAATAACTTGCTCGTGAGACTCTACAAGTGCCTGTAGAAAATTAACATCTGCTTGTGTCATAATTCTAATGTATTTGGTTAATAATAGAAGCAGGACACAGGACGTGCCCCGCCGTTTTGACTACTTGTAACCGCACGCAATATTATGAGGGCAGCAATGAATCTTGCTATCCATCAATCCGTGAAAGCAGCATCCTACACATCTCTCTGTGACTATATCCCACTCTCGCTCTATTCCGTGTCTGTCAGTTACTCTTACTGTTTCCATAATTCTATGTTTTGGTTAATAGCAGGCAGCACAATTATCGTACTGCCCAGTTCTGGCTAATCGTGCGGATAAATTCTTGTTCCGTCAGAATACGTATTATTAATACATCCGTAAACCTCCATACAACAACCCTTTATCCTTTTTTCTTCTGCGTCATGAATAGCCTCCATCTTCGCAGAAATGCAATCTCTGTCAAAACACGGTCCTACTGGATACTGACATAAGATTGCACCATCGAACGGATCTACAAGAACGTAGCCCGTTAGTTTTTTCTTCCGTTTCATAATTCTACATTTTTGGGTGAATTGTATGCGTGACAACCGCCACGCACATTTTTAGCTCATACACAAAATGGCTATCTCGTTGAAACTCTTTGAGATAGACTCACGGCTACGATAATCCCTGTAGCCCTTCGCGTTGTTGTTGTACCACTGACGTGCTGCAATCTTGATCTTTTCCATCTCGTGCATAAGGGCACGCTCAAAATTCTTCTGTGATTTCCTGTCTTGCATAATTCTAACATTAAATTGGTTTTACATAGTATGCCCAGGGAAATGCCTGAGCACATTTTGGCTAATCGACCTCGTAGAATAAGATAACATAGCGCTCATCAATGTCTACAACATGATCGGGCTTGCAAAGGTCACGGAAAGGAAAATCACTGTTCTTTTCCTCAACAACGCTAATCCAAATTCCAGGATGGAGCATGTAGCTCTCTCTTGTTCCGTAAAATTCCTTCGTGTCTGTTTCATCCAAGTGTATATAAATATTCCACTTTGTATTATCCAACCCTGTAGCGTTAATCTTGTCGACTAAATTAAATGTCTTAAAGTTCATATTTCTAATATTTTGGTTATTATCGTACTGCCCACGGAACAGGCAGCATTTAGGCTGTAGGATTTCAAAAGCAGAAATCCACGTAAACAATACGTGTTCCGCTGAACTCCCTCCAGTGACACACGTCATCATATTTGTAACCCTCGTATTTGCGGCTACTTCTGTTGTATTCGTCACGCACCCATACAGGAGCGCTCTCTGAATTCGCCAAGCGGAAAAACTCTCCTCGCTTGACGTTCTTTAATTCTGTCTTTCTCATAATTCTGTAACTTGGTCAATTATCGTACTGCCTGAATTTCTCCAAGCAGAATTTAGCCGAATGTTTCCAAGCAGAATTTTCGTACTTGCCAACTCTCTCAAACCTCAGGGAACATGAGATTTTCCAAGCGGAGCGTAGCACGCCAAAGCTCGCGGAAATACCACTTGCCAATTATCGTACTGCTCCAGAACTTACCAAGCAGAACACCCCAAATAATTCCAAGCAGAATTACAGGAATATTCGTACTTGCCAAACACAACAGCGCAGGAAGCGCCTGAAAAAATCCAAGCAGAATTATCGTACTTGAATAAATAATCTGTCTTGCTGTCATAATTCTAAAATTTGTTAGTGATTGTTCCGTAGCACACGCACGACAATTATCGTACTGGCTACGGATTTTTAGGCTCAAGCCACACAGAATAATGTAAGCACACCATTCTTCAGCGACCCGAATTCAACATGACTCAAAATCTCCTGAGCATCCGCAATGACACTCTCGACCTCTCGCATGGAAAGGCACTTTATTCTCATTGTACTCATAACTCTAAAATTTTATGGTTATTGTTCCCTACAAAGCGTAGGGAGATTTTAGGCTACATAATTCTGTCAAGGAAAAACTTTATCACGCTGAAATTCCATCCTAAATCGTAGGTAACACGTAGATAGTTGAAAACCCAACAATACACGAAGAATGCTAAAATTGTACCTTCGAGCACATAAAGTCCACCCCACTCTTTCAAATGTTTCTTGATTCTCTGTTTCATAATTCTAATATAAATGGTTCGTATAATAGGAGCCACGCACGGATCTCTCCATGCGCAGCCATTGCCAGGATGATACACTTTCATTGCGCACGCTTGTCACCCACGACACCGTATTGTGCCGCTTCGTCACCCTCTGAGGACTTGTCGGTATCTCGAAAGACACCAGCGGATAACCCCTCAGCGTTCTCCGCACGTTTTCATGGGAATAATTCCCACACGTCCGCTACTTGTGTAGCGATATAGCTATACGTACAACTACTTACGTATCGTAGACCTTTTGGATATACCTCACGTGAGATAAACGATAACTACTCACGATTACAGATTTGTACCACCCGCGCCCTGTAATGAATGTGCGCAGCACTTTAGGAACTCGTCCACGTGTGCCAGACGATAGAATATGAATTATGATTTTGTTTGTTTACGCCGCCATCTGCCGCCCTGAGACTTCGTTCTTGCTTCCGCTCGCTCCTGCTCTCCGTCGGTTGTCGTGACCGAACCCCATCAAAGGGAGGAGAGTGTTTAGCTCGCTTGGGTCGTTGCGATAACGCCCTGTGCCGACCGCCCTGTCTCAGCGTTGTTTTAGACTGACGGGGTTTCTCGCCCGCCGCTCTCGCTGTGATATAGCCCGCTCGCTACTTCTGGATAACGTTTTCGTCTTGGATTTTTGGCAATTAGTCCCCTGAGGGAGAAATTCTTCTCTCTCTAAAGTTAAGCCCACACACCACGACAAGGTTTACCAAAAAGTGTGGGAAAAATAAGGGCATGACAGCCCGCGCCAAATCTCCGGATTTGGTGTATAATATCCCACGGTGGCTTTATTGTGTCCACCGTGGGAAAAGATAGTGGGTGTTAAGATAGGGCTTTCGCCCTATCTTGTTACTTCTCGCCTCTCAAGGCTGCAAGTTCGGCTTTCAGTTGGGCTATACGTTCGGTTAGGTCTTCTTCACTCGCTTTCTGTTTGCGTGCAACCTTTGAACCACTCGCAAAGGAAGTATGCAAAGAGGCGAGTTTTGAGCCTAAACGCTGCACGGAGTCTATAATGCTTGTTTGCTCGTCTTTTCCGTTGTCGTTGAACCACTGGAAAAAGCGTGGTACGTTGTGCGTGTGGCTAAACTCGCTAACGGCTGCACGTACGCATTCGGTTTGCAGGTTGCAGTAGCTCGTATCACCCAAAACGTAAGCGGTTGCAAGTTTGTTGTACTTGCTGCGTGCTTCTTCCATCTCCTTACGTGCTGCAACGACTTCTTTGTTTGTGCACTCTGATAGTAACGCCTTTCTGTAGTCGTTCAATACCTCAAGACTCGCTACAATTGTAGCGTTTTCCTTACACTCTGCTACGTATGTAGCTACATTCGACTTGTTGTTTGTTGTCATGTTGTTTTGCACCTCCCACACAAGAGCGGGTGCCTGCTTTATAGTTATACAATGTTGGGGACTCGCTGCACGTTGTGTGCTGTCTTGCGTCCCCTTGTACCTATATAGTTGCAAAAGCCGTGCCACGTGCCCAGTTGAAAAATAGTATAAAAATACGTTTAACCTTTCATAACTACCTAATAATCAGTAACTTATAACTTTTGTATTTATTCCAAATGTTGTCAGTATTTGTAAAATAGTGTTTAAAAATGCGGGTGTGACAAGGTGGCACGTTTCTAACTTACTGAAAACCAAGCATTTACAAAATACGTGTGGCACAATATACTAAAGGATTTAACATAAATGCAAATAAAACGTTAAAGAACCTAACTACCTGTGTATCAATACGTTACAACTGCCAAATTGTCACAATTTTTATACAATATTTAACTATAAATGTAAAGATAAATTATTTTTGCGTTAAAATATCTTTCAAAGGTTAAAGCCTTGCATAAATATACATTGTAAAGATAGACGAAATCAATAGGTTTGTAAAGATATTTGTAAACGTACATTGTTTCACGGAATGAATAAAAATGCAAATGGTGTATAATTACAAGTTGGTAAGTTGCTGAAAATGAAGGAGTTACAAGACTTAATTGCGAATTAACAGAAATTAACATTTGTGGAACAAAATGCGAAAATTTGGTTTGGTTTATATTGAGTAAACCAAATGTATATGTAATGATATTTTACCAAAGTACCCCCACCCCCCCTATAGGAGTGCAGCCGTGGGGCGTAGTCACCTCACACAAAAATTTTTTTCTTTTTTTAACTCAATCTGTCAAGAATGTTTACTTTTCTTCCGTATTGCATATTTATTCAAACACCTTTGTTTGTGTCTTGTCAAGATAGTTTACTTTATGGTCTTACCCTTGTTATTGAAAGTGTGAAATGTATATTTATCCTCCACCTTTTGAATGTTAATAATGTATAAATATACCGCATAAACAATGTATTTTAGCATAATTATGTAGTTATTTCTTATTTTTGCATTATTCCTATTATTATATAGGGCATATAGGTGATGGCCACTTGTGGTGCGTAATCCACCGAAGTCCCTTTGTTTACAGGGGTTCTTTCATGTTAAAATAACGCAGAAACTAAAAAATTATTATACACAGATGGAAAATGGTTTAGCTATAGACACTTTACACACGCAGCTGTTGGACCTGACGAGGCAAAGCGAGTTTGGCTTTGACGCATTGCGTTCTACCTCTTGGGGCAGGGTGAATTCGGATACTTACAATATCCTGAAGTCTCAGTTCGTGAGGTCTATGCGTCAGCTTGCCAAGAAAGCTCCTGTAAAGTATTACAAGGGCAGCTATTATATCTTCAATGGCAAGATATACGAGTCGGTTCCAAGGATTGTCCTGGAGCAGACCTACCAGCTGTTGCTCCTCGACCTCGCCATAAGTCCGATGATTGGCGTCAGCACTGTAATGAACAAGTCTTTCATTGACGTCATAGAGTGCTACAACATTCTTCATCCGTCCTTTGACATCGTGGCTTTCAGTAATGGTGTTGTGGATTTCGGTAGAGGCTTGCAGAATCCTGCCGTTATGCCGTTTTCTCCTGACTATCATGTGACCTACTATCATCCTTACGACTTCAATCCGAAGGCCAAGTGCGACAGGTGGATGAACTTTATCCATGAGGTGCTCCCTGACAGGACGTCGAGGATGATACTACAGATGTTCCTTGGTTTAGGTTTGATACAGCGCGGAACGGCTTACAACCCGTATGAGGGAAAGGAATCGTCGAAGATAGAGCTGTGCCTGCTTCTTATAGGCACGGGAGCCAACGGAAAGAGCGTTATTTTCGATGTGGCTTGTAACCTCTTTGGCAAGGACAGGATAAGCAAGATGGATTATGCCGACCTTACCGCAGAGGGTGATGAAGGAATGAGGGGTAGATATCCGATAAGGAACGCCATCTTCAACTGGTCGTCGGACTCTGATCCGCGGAAGTTCGGAAGGAAGAACACCGGTATGTTCAAGAGGCTTGTCAGCGGAGAGCCTGTCCCCATGCGAGAGCTTGGCAGGAATGTTCTTGAGGCCAACAATATCCCGTACCTCATCTTTAACCTCAATGAGCTTCCGTTCCCAGAGGATGCGTCGCTTGGTTTTATCAGACGTTTACAGTATGTCAGCTTCGATGTTACCGTACCCAAGGAGCGCCAGGACCCGGAGCTTTCGAGTAAGATTATAAGGAGGGAGCTTAGTGGAGTGTTCAACTGGGTCATGCGTGGTGCTCAGGAGTTGAGGAAGCGTAAGTACCGTTTCCCTGCCGCCGAAGGAAGTGCCAAACAACTTCTCCTGTCCCTTCTTGGCTCTCAGCCCATATACGCCTGGATACGCGCTTACGGTATAAGGAGTGATGCCCAAGCAAAGGGCGAAGTGTCAAATCTCTTCAATTCCACCATGCTTTATGAGTGTATGCGCAGGTTTTGCGCTATCAACGACGTTGACGAGAAGGACATTCCGTCAATGAACAAGTTTGGTAGGGATATGTGGGCCAAGTACGGTTTCTTCAAGAAGCGCACGAAGGAGGGCAATGCCTACCAGATGTTTGGCGTCACTGAGGCGGACCTGAAGCAAGATATCCTCATCAATGAGGTTTGTAAGGGCGAGGAGGACTATGATGAACCAGAGAGCTTTATCAAAGGCGACGATTAAATATCTATATGAATATGATAGACAAGGAATATGTCAAGGAGGTTATCTCCAGTATTGTCAAGAAGAAGTCTGACGATAGTATTGTTCCCGCCACCGCTTCAATGCAGGAGGTCATGGCTTCCGTTCGTGATGACGTCCTGGAGTGCCTGAGAACAATGTACGGCACAAAGGAGGTTGTAGCGAATAAGACATTGAACAGTGTTTCATTCAAGTGCTTATGAGAAGACATCACAATCCAAACAAAGTTCCTCCGCTTAAGCCCAACCCCGAGCATTGGACCAGGAAGGTTCATTCTTGGAAGGCGAAGGTTGCCTATGAGACGGAGGAGGATTCTTGGGAGTTCCTGAACCAGAATCCGAAGTTGAAGGCACTCGGCTGGCATCCTTACTTATGCAATGTCTGTTCGAAGTGGCATATCGGTAAATTACATAAAAAATGAGCTTATGAAAGGTAGATACTCTTGGAAATATGAAAAAAGAATCAGGTCTATGTGTGACATGATCGAGGAAGGTCTTTTATTCTTTCTTATTGACGAGGTTATATCGGTAGATTCCGGATGCTTTCTTCATGAATTTAAGAATATATGGTGGAAGACATTGGATGATACTCCAACGCCGTTTTTGGTAGAGATAAATGATCAGGATGCGATACTGAGACCATTCAATACCCAGATAAGTAAATCGGAAGGCTTTCGGGATGATGGAGCTATCGTTATTCCTGCAAGAGATTTCCTTTTTAAAACTAACTTAGCTTGTGGTAATATTTTAAAACATAAATAGTTTAGATATGGAGATTAAAGTTAATGTTTTAGGAAAGGTCGCTTTCAAAGCAACTGAAAGTAAGTCGGATATTGAAAAGGCCGAACTATATCCATTCGGAGAGGGTATTTACGCAGTAATGGATGGAGACAATTTTGTGTGTCTAAGAGTTGTGTCCGACAAAAGACACAGCGATGAAAAAGGAGATTATTATGCGCGCGTAGAAGATAACTGGGGACATCCAAAAGTCGTCAGCTGCGTTGATATTATAGAGCACGAAGAAAGGCTGAAAGATTATATCGACAAGTGTTTCGATCGTCTTGGTGCTATTGTTAAAAAAGCCAACGATGGTATCAGTAGTGTAAGTGATGAACTTAATGGCTTTATAATTAATTCTCAGGATGATTTTTGCTCTATTGAGAAATCTCTTGAAAGAATAGAGAAAGATGGTGTTGGTAGCGGAAATGGTATCAGCGAAAAGACGTTATTGTCTGCTATCGAGATTGTATCAAAACAGAAATAGTTGAGATATGAAGAAGAAAGGATATTACGAATACAGTAACGGTATTTATCCAAGGAAGCTGTGGGTTCATATTGGGAGGGACCTAAACGAAGTGATAGACTCCTGCTTTGATGGGTGTGATTATTCAGATGCGGATTACTGCGGTGCCACTTATGATGCAGCGACAAGGAAGGATAATGACTCGTATGGTGTTCTTGTTTCCTTTAAATGCCTGAAGGATATGACTATGAACGTCTGCTGCCACGAGGCTTCTCACGCCTGTGATGCTATTGAGAATGCTATCGATATGAAGCACGGAGGCGAGTCTTCAGCTTACTTGATAGGCTGGATTGCGTCTTGCATTAACAAGGCTCGTTTGGGCATTGGCGATTTCGTTGAAATTAAAGATAAGGAGAAATAGATTATGATTAAGAAAGAAGATATTAAGGTTGGTTCGTTCTTGCAGATTAGAAAGTCTGATTTGGAAGATATTACTAGTTCTGGATTTATCAAGATTATAGACCCTAACAATATATATGACTCCTTTGCCATTAAAGTCGTTGATATGGTTGATGGATCGTGTGTAATATCATTTCCTAAAAGAAATGAAACCATTGGTGTAAATATGGATAAATTAGCTAAGGTTTCCGTCTTCGCGAACGAATTTACAGACAAAAAGGCAGAGCAAGTATCTCACCCATCCCATTATGCGTGGCTGAAGGATTTGTGCGGTGTTGAGCCTTTGGATATTTGCAGATATCTTGACTTTAATACTGGAAATGCTATCAAGTATCTCCTGCGCAAGGATAAGGTGGACGGCAACAAAACAAAGACCGAGAAGCGCATCGAGGACTTGCGTAAGGCGGTGTTTTATATCCAGGACGAAATAAAATTATTGGAACATGGCACAGACTGATTATACTTGCAAGGACTGTTTCTTCTTTGACAACGGTGTGTGGGAGTGTAAAGAAGAACGCTTTGGGAGAGACGTTTCGGGAGATGATGATGCTTGCACAGATTTCGAGTATAAGGAAATAAAAGTTGAACTTTAAAATATTGTTATCATGGCATTACCATTTGGAAAGACTATCAAGACAAGACACTTCACTGTACTGAAGTTCAGTAAGAGTTTGTCGAAGAAAGAGGTTGCTTCACTCAGAGAGGATATTCCTGCTGAGATCAAGAAGCATTTACAGAGAGGCTCGTTGCCTTTCATCAAGATTGCAGACATTGCCGGCACATGGGGAATCGAGTTCTCTATCGGTACATCCATGTACGCTGCACTCGATGAATGTGTTCCTGTGGCTGTAGGAGACCATTACGAGTTCTCCAAGGATAATGGAAACATCATCGAGGCATTTGCCCAGCTTATGTTTGCGGATACATCGTTGCCTGGCGATGCAGAATACACGGCAGGCAAGTTGAAGCTCCGTGACGAATACATTGCTCGTGAGGCTGCAAGAAGAAACGCTGCTGCCGACAAGGGTAAGAGTGACGAACAACTCGGCAAGGAAAATGATGAGGCCGTACAGGAGGTTGTTGATCGCGACAAGCACGCTGACACCATCCTTGATATGGCAGAACAGATTAAGAAGGAAGGAGGTCAGCATGAGTGATAAATTGATTGAGATAGTCGAGGACCACAATTCCCTGGTACAGGCACTCCAATTCATTTTGGAGGCCGCAGAGACAAAGAAACTGCCTCCATACGGCCTTCTTCCTACATTTAACGACTCTTTTCTTGATGATCGGCTTAGGATAGCCCTTGAGCTTGTCACAGGAGAGAAATATTCGTGATATATCGTATATTTTCTTCTACTTCATTTATATAAAAGTAAGGGATGGTACCTGAGAAGATATCACCCCTTTTTAACCAAAAAAATTTTAGAATTACGAACAGCAGAAAGAATCTGTGAACATAATTTGTTTGCAAAGGTACTTGGTTTTGTTGAATTTATGATATATCGAAGTTGCTTTAACATGAATTTAACTATTTCTTCTTCTTTTGGAAGGTCGCCTGTCCGTTTTTAAAGATAATGCAGTCCTCGCAGCATCGAGGCATCGACAGAGGAATGTAGTAATGGATCACATTGTTTTCAGTATCAATCTCATCCTGCTTAATCTTAGAATAGTCTGCTATCATGGCTGTCGTCTTTTGCCACTCTGGAGAGCCGAATTTCTGCTTTCGCTGAGCGATAACGAGGTTTCTCAGAATCTCTTCCTTTGAGGTAGCCTTAATAAGCTCCTCCTGAGTAAGTTCGTCGCTATTCTCGTTCTTCGCTTTCTTGCCCTGCACCTCTGCGATTCTTTTCTGAACAGACTCCAGAGATTCAAGTTTGTTCATTTCTCGCTCTAATGTGTCTTTGGGCCAGTTGAACCCTTCCCCTTGAAAGGCAACAGCCCAACTGTCACGGATAGACATGCCGGAGCCACGGAGGCTGGCGTAGATGTAATAGCGAGGGTCTTTCATCTTGAGAGCCTTTACCTTTTTGTAAATATCGACGGATAACGTGTATCCTTTTGTTTCTTCAATCATAATCTTATTTTTTTAATGTAAACTCTACTCTACATACGCAGTTTGGATGTGCGGGGATAACCATCGTGTCAAGCGAATGTACATATCCACATAAATCATCGCAAACAGGGCAAGGAAACGACGAGCCTCTGTGAACAAAGTAGCCAACGGCTCCACTCTCCTTACCATACTCCTGCTCTGCCTGTCCCCACGCTAAAGCAATCACCTGAGAGGCGTTTCTTACGATATTCTGATAGGCGTTTCTGTAATATCCTTTTCCGTAAGAAGGAACATCGATGTTGATATCCTTTCTCTTCGCTTTGGTGATGACTGATGTGTGATATGGGTCCTTGTAGCCGGTTCGGATGGAAGATAGTAGCTGCTGGTCTGAATATCCCATCAAGGTTCCTGCCTTGATCATCCTTACAATATCTTCAGCAAAGTTTCCGAGATAGACAGCGTTTCTTTCAGATGTCGTCTTTCCGTAGATGTCGCTGACGAGAAACGATTCGATGTTCTCGCTGTCAATCCCGAGAATCTTGCATGAAGCCTTTGAGTAGGCAGAGATGTAGCTGTTGATACTCTCCTCTGCCCCGGCCGTAACATTCTTGGCGTAAGAGAGCAGGGCTGACTCGTTTGTGAGCCTGCCCGCACCTCTGTATCGCTTACTTGCGGCAATTACCTTCTGTGTTGATTTCCAGAGAATATCTGCAATATGGCTCTCGCAGTTTCGGATTGCCTGCAAGCGCTTCCTGCTGTAATCGACAGAACGTTTTAATTCATCCATAGGCTTTCCTCCAAATAAAACCGCCACAACTCTCTTTTATGCCACGAATGCACTTGCATATATATTCATGCTTTATGCCTGTTTCCCTCTCTGCCTCGCGAGCTGAACTATATGAAGCTATCTTTTTACTTTGCATGTCATATTGCACTATATGCAACTTGTGATTTTTGGGAGCTTTCGTTTCTATATTGTCCGACATATAGGTTCTCCAAAACATTTCTCCTGCGGTCTTGTTTTTGTCAATAACAGACATAATGTTTTGTTTTTTCACTCCAGTTACGCGTTCCGCTTCTCTTATAGAAAAATAAGTTGCAAGAAATTCACCTTTTAAAGAATATGCATAAATACGTTTGCCCATTTTAATCGAGCGTCTTCTCGTCGATGTTCCGTAATTTACATTATATTCTAAAGAACACCATTCTAAGTTATCAACACTATTGTTGGTCTTTGTTTCGTCTTTATGGTTTACGTATGGAAGGCTGTTCGGATTTGGCAAAAAAGCCTCAGCGACAATCCTGTGAATAAGAATCCCTTTTTTCTTGTTACCTTTGCTCAATCTTATCGCTTCATATTCGCTGTTATTTATAAACGTTGCCATTATGTGACCTCTATAAATCTGATTTCTTCCTTGTTGAAAAACAACTCTATCGATAGAACGGATTCTTCCATAGTTGCTAACCTCATACAACCCCTCATAACCAACAACTGGTTTCCAAATTTCATTTACTGATCTCATATCCCGAATAATTAAATTAATCTCGAAAAATACAGAAGAGGAAGGGTGTCGAGATTTCACCCTTATCAACTGGTAGCTACTCCAGCCTATCCTCTCTGCAAATATACGAAAAACATTGCATATTTATACAGCGGACAGATGTTTGTGCAATATTTTTAGAATATTTATACTATCACTTTATCCCTTTGTCCCAGTTTACACGACCATCCCAGTTCCGGTTAGAATCGTATTCTCGGCCGCTTTTGTTCGGTCTGCCAGCGCCACGACCAGTACGTACGTTTCCGCTGCCTCCATTCTGAATATTCGCCGTTGCCTTCTCCTCCTCGATAGCATTCTCTGTCTCATTATCCGCACGCTGAATATCCATAAGAAGGTCTTGCTGATCCTCCTCTTTCTTCTCTCGTAAGATACGCTCCCATTCGGCATTCTTTGGGAAGTCAGGACAACGCTCCGATGCAGTCTGCTTCGATAGGAATCCATTCTGAACGGCAGTTGCAAGATTTGTAAGAAGTTCCGTCTTGTTCTGATGTGTATAAGGCTCAATCCATGCGTTGATATCGAGGCCAACAATAGAAGCCGTCGCATTGTTTTCGTGGCCGATTCCGAACTTGGCAATTTCAACAAGTTTGTCAAGGAATGGCTGCAACTTCTGAGAATCATTCATGGCAACCTCTAATGCAGGAGAATAGAGGAGTTTGATGGCTACACCTGGGAGGTCTCCGGACTTCAACTCAGGCGGCTTTACTGTGAATGACAGCTCATAGATGAGGTCATACGACTTGTTAAGCTGGGTCGCAAAAGCATCTGACGCGTCGGTTCCATTGAGGAATCCGGCATCGTTATCCTTGCTGTTCATAGCGATAACCTTGGCTGCTCCAGTCATATCGTCGCCTGAAATAGTAATCTCATCACCATCACCCTTTACGTAGAATACAGGGAAAGCGTACGCCTTGTTGTTCTCGCAAAGATACGAGAATGCCTCCTCGTAATCTTCGATGTTCTTCTGAACATTGGACCAGCAAGGTCCCTCATCATTTCGGATATATGCAACCGGTATTGAATTGAAGTGATGTTCTTTCTTTTCAACAAGAGCATATCCGTTCATTCCGAACAACCCCTTAATGAGATTCACAGCTTTCTCTGTTATACTCTTTTTGCCGACATCATTTCTAAACCTATAATAATAGGTATCGTCCCAGACCTCAACCCACTCAATCTGAGCGTTTCCGTCTTCATCCAAGTCGTAATACTTGCGAGCAAATACAGATAGTTCGCCGGTGATCGAGTCATAATGCGGATAAAGGTAGTCTCCATTCTTGAATGACAGAACCTTAACTCCAAACTTTCCTTTGTCGATATAGCCGACTGCGGCGGTTTCAGCAACGATCATGTATGAGCTTACTGCTTCGAAGAACGCAATCTCCATGTTGTGCATAAGCCAACCCTTCTTAAAGATGTTAAGATTCTTCTGTGATTCCTCTTCCTTATCAAGTTCCTCTGTGCTGTCGGCAAGCTCAAACTGAATGTCATTTCCTGTCAAGTGTAGGGTGTGCTTCGTTGCGACAACCTGCTGGAAGGAAAATGCACATCTTGTGATTGGCTGTATGTAGTAGCGGTTTCCTGTAGTAGGATCTTTCGGGTCCCACTCTGGATTTTCCTTAATAATGTCCGGGTAGGCGTTTTTGTCCCAGATTCTATGTCCGCTTGGGAAGTACTCACGAAGGAAGTCGGACTGGGTTTTTACTCTCCATACGCAAGGGTCGTAAGGCATGTTCTGCATACTCCTATCACCAACCTTGTCGGAGAAAGTGCCGTGACTCATATATCCGTCAGGCTTAAGCTCGTAGAATGGTTTCTTTACGAGTATTTCTCTAAAATTTAAATTCTCCATAATCCGTTTATCTTTTTATGTTTCTTTTTTGTTAAACTGAATATCATTACGTAGAACCAAGACTCAAAGAAGTCAGGCGAGTGACCGACATACTTCTTGGCCTTCTTTTTAGGCATAAGTTTGAATCCCTTATCATCTCCGTCCTCGTCACGTCGGAGCATCTTGCGTTCCTTCTGAAGAATCTGTCTGAGAGGAACCTTATCGAATCCGTTTCCTGAATACTTTTTTTCAAGCAGTGATGAGTCGATGGAAATCTGTTCATCCTTAATCATCTTGTAGAATAGCCATGCGCACTGGGATTTCAAGTCCTTGTAGAGGTATTTGATACCTTCCTCTTCTTTGTGGTTTTTAGCAATAGGGGCTGCCTGGTTATTGAACGGAACGGCATCCTTGAAGAATCCCTTGAAGTACTGGCCGATGCCCTGTAAATCGTAAGTGAAGTTACATTCCTCGACGCCCCACTCTCTCAGTTTAGCCTCAACTACCGAAACAAGAGTCTTAGAGTCCAGCCTCATCACAACCAAATCCTTGCAGTGCCATCCTTCCCAAAGCCACATCACGAAGTTGTCGCCGCCCGTGAATGCGATATCGGCAGATGCTCTGCGCTTCCCGTCTCCGAGTTGTTCCGCATTGTCGTAGATTTCATCAAGGTCTTCCATCTTGATCATGTCATCTCCAGCAGCTTTCCAGTTCCAGTTTGCTTCCAGGTCTCGCATACGCTGTTCCTCATCCTGCTGGGCAAGGTTGGCGAGATATGAAACATCGGTAGAGATAAGCTTGATGTTCTCTGATACGTCGGCGCGGATGAATGTTGCCGACTTGATGAACATTTCGAGTTTTGTATAACCAAGTTCCTCATAGCTATCCTTCCAAAGGCTATCGATAATGCCCTTGCACTGCTCGTATACCTCTTCTCTTGTATCGCCCCAGTAGATTGAGTCCGGCGTATCACCATCCATGAAGCAGTAACGAATAACCCCATTCCTTTCCGGATCTATATATCCTTCGTCGGTAACCCACCAATCGATGAACTTTCGTACCCAGGATTCTGGGTCAGGGTTACAGGTAATCCAGAAGCGGTTTCGAATGTGGGCTGCGTTTCGGTTGTTGGTCAAGAGGTACTTGAACTTCTTATATGGGCACTGAGTACCCTCATCGATGCAGACATAGGCATACTGGCGACCCTGGAATCGTGTCTTGAAATCCTGATAGGCACCTGCGTAGTACGAGAATTTGAGCCATCCTCCGTTGTCGAAGTTCCAGGTCATATCGTTCTGTGACTTATTGTAAGTTCCAAATTGGGAGAACAATTTGTAAGAGTCTGTTACCAAGGACTGCAAGTCATCTTTTTCGTTACGAAGAATTGTTGCATGAAAATCTGGATTTTTGATATCCTTCAGAACTTCCATAAGAGAACTAAAGCTCTTACTGCCACCGCGGCTGCCGCCACAAATCTTTATATCGGCGTCGATTGAGAGCATATCCTCCTGACCGCCACGCTGAGCAATAATCTTCAGCTTGTCGGGATGCTTCTTGTCGGCGTCTCTTAACGATTGGATATACTCTTGAGTGTAAATAGGCTCTCCATTATCCAAATTTAATCCTGAAAGTACTTCTTTCTGCATAAAAATACAATTAATATTGCAAAAATATAAATTTTTCTTGGATAATTGCATACTTATTCATATATTTGCAAAATAAAAGGTATATTTATACATTTTAAAGTGGAAGAACCACTTTTAGAATAACATTTTTAATCAAAAACAACATGACAAGAGAAGAACTCTTAGCATTGGTCAACAAGGAGCTCGGTAGTACCAAGTTGACAATTAGCGAGAAAACCATCAATGAAGAACTTGATGATGTACTCGAAGATTTTGGTGAAGACGAAGCTGCAAACGCCAAGTTGGTAACCAAGGTTACAAATCGCTTGAAACGCATGGACGGCAATCTCCATTCTGACGTTTCTCAGCAAGTTAAGGAATACAAAAAGAAGGCAAGGGAACGCCAGAAGGCTAAGGAAACTGAGTCTGAGGAGGAATTGTCTGAGGAAATTCCTAACGAGGAGGACATGCCTGAGTGGGCTAAAAAGCTCATCGGTGAAGTCAAGAAGGAGCGTGATGCGCGAGAGCAGAAGGAAGCAGCTGACGCAAAGAAGGCGTTGGTTAACTCCATTAAGGAAGGTCTTAAGGCTAAGTTTGAGAAAGCCAACATTCCTTTGAATTCGTTTTTCGTTAAGACAGCTTTGGATAAGCTTGAGATTCCAGATGGTGAAGTTGACATCAAGGATCTTGTCGGTAAGGCAGAGGTTCTTTACAATGCTGACCTCAAGGAAGCGGGTATCAATCCAGAAACAAAGCCTCGAAGCGGAGGTGGCGGAGCCGGAGGAACCGGAACCGTAGACGAACACGAGTTCGATGATGTTGCAGCTATCAGATCTCGACACAAGCCAAAGGACGAATAACAATTAGTATTCAGGATAACAAATTTATTTATTGATTATGGGAACAGTTTCTCCTTATTACAGTGAAAGGATGAATGGTAGCGGCTTCTTGCCAGGTCGTTCCCTCATCCAGGCTCGTGGCGAAATCGGCGGTATCCGCTATGTATTCGTCAAGTTGATTGGCGCCGCAAAGGATGCTTTCCGTACTCCAACAATTGGTGGTAAGTTGCTCAACCCTTTCAAGGGTCCTGCAAAGATTTACGCCGGTGACTTCCTGGAGTATGATCCTGGCATCTATGGCAACGCAGGCGCAACTGTTAAGATTGTTAAGTCTTACCAGTGTGCAAAGAATACCGGTGCTACTGACACAACTCTCCTTATTGTACGTGATGGCTACAAGCACATTCCGTTCATTGGAGACAATATCATGGTTGCTCCTGACGCTCTCGATGGCACAGGTACAGCAGTTACGGTTACGGGTGTTGAGAAGACAACCGAGGCTGGCGCAGACGTATGGAAGCTTACTTTGTCAGCAACACTCGGTGTTGTAGCGAAGGATGCGGTACTCGTTGAGGCAGCAGCTGCCGGCGCGAAACAGAAGCCTATGGTAACCAACCCTAACGGTTATGCTCAGTGCGACTACGACTTCCTGTTCACCCCAGGTGAAGATTTCGAGGATGGTGCTCGCTATATGCTTACCCCATTCCTTGCTAACGATGACACCGTTATGTATATCGACAGGATGTCTCCAATCCCTCCTGCAATCAAGGCTCTCAACAAGAGTCGCGTTAACGGATGGTTCCATCTCTAATTATTAACCTTAAAGATTGATTCAGGATTATGGCAAAATTTGATTTTAATAATTCGCGACTTGCCAAGTTCTTCGGTTCTCAGGAGAATGCGGCATATTTGCAGAGTTTCCTTGACAAAAAGGAAATCTTCTTCACTAACTACGGTTGGTACAAGACACAGGGACACAACGCTTCGTTCCTGACAGCTACCGACAACTATGGCTTGGCAACATTCAACGTCAAGGCACGCAAGTTGAAGGCAGCTCCTATGGCTGACCTCCGTGCTCCTCTCGGCGATTCTAACCAGATGGACAAGAACGGACACAAGTTTTACACCGCTTCTATCCCTGACTTCATCACTCCTGGTTACGTTGAGACCGCAGTTGAGCGCTATGCACGCATCAAGCAGTTCGAGGAGTTCGGTAACGATGCCGATATCTTGGCAGACTGGTGTGATGAGGTTCAGACCCGTATCGACTCTGTTGATGCCACAATGAACTTTATGACCGCTCAGTTGATGTCTACCGGTAAGATTGACTACTCAGGCATTGGCCGTGGTATCTCTACCCCATTGCACAGGGCTATCGACCCTATCGAGTATGGCGATAACTTCATCAATGGTGGCGCTAAGAAGTGGGCTGACCCTACTGCTACCATCCTTACCTACATGAAGGAGAAGGAGGCTAAGTATCGTGAGACACGCGGTGGTTTCGACGGTGCTTTGATCTGGCAGATGACTCGCAATACATTCTATAATGTATTCTTGAAGAACGCAGAGGTCCGCGAGCTCGTTACCAATTACCGTCAGCTGAACTACATTGCCTCTACCAAGACAATGCCTATCAGCAAAGAGCAGTTCATCAAGGCATTCGTTGACTTCGAGGGAGTATCACCTATCGAGATTGTGACCGAGAAGGAACGCAACCTTACTCATACAACCGATGAGTACAAGCAGGGTTGGTCTGACAACATCGTTGTTCTCCGTCCTGCCGGTGATGCCTGTGAGTTCGAGCGTACAGACAGCCTCGACAAAAAGCTGATTGAGTATGCTGGCAACAAGGCAATTTCTACCTTGTTCGGTACAACCAACGATGGCCTCGGTCTGTTGATGAACTCAACGGTTCCTAATGGTAAGTACATGGAGTGGCACACAGACATCATGTTCTCTGCTTGCCCAGCTCTCATCGACTTCCCAGACCATTGCATTATGGACATTACCAAGACTGATTAATTTCGGTCTTGGAACTATTAACGTAATTAGATTGTATGGTTATGGAATCAGAGATGGAAGTTTACACTGCATACGACTACCTTATCAACAGGGTGAAGTTTGAGGTGCCAAAGAAGACCATGTTGGGAATCATGCTTACCCGCAGCATACAGCCGGAGTCGCTGATGTGTGACTGTGACGCTGACGTGCTGAGTTTAGCATACGCCGATACATTGAAGTGGTTTTGTCTTGGCCCAAGCAAGGTGAACAACACCTCTGATTCCGACAATGGTTGGACGCACTCTGGAGGAGGATATGAGATTTCGGGCGATGATATCAGTGCCATGAAGGCGGAGGCTAACGCTATCTACCAGGAGCTTGAACCCGACTCGATGCTCAAGAAAAAATCCACCTTCCGGGTGACCTCTCATGGAGTAAAGAGGGCGAATTATTCACCTTATGGAGGACCACTCCCTCACATCATCAAATAAGGCGTATGGAAAAGGAGAATATCAGGAACCCAAGATACCCTCACAACATCAAGATCGTGAGGAAGGTCGTCGGGAAAGCAGATGCTAATGACCCATTCGCCGATGATGATGCTCCAGTCGGAGAGGACATGGAAATCATTCTCTACGAAGGCGAAGGTCGCAGCTATACGGACACTACCACTGAAGGCGATAAATATGTAGACCAGAACAAGAGGAAAGCATCGATTCCTGTCAGATATGACGAATGGGGTGCTGGCAGATGTCCTCTTGACGGAGACACCATTTACGCAACTATTGGCAACAATACAGAAGTAGGCATCGTAAAAGACTGCGAACCGGATAATAACAGGACTGTGGTTTACTGGGAATATATAAGAGTTTAGGCTATGGGGAGTTTGGCAGGTCAGTTCGTGGAAATAGAAAAGAAAATCCGTCAGATGGCTGTACAGAAGATGCAGCAAAAGATGGACAATGCGGCAGAAATGACAATGCATGCGGCAGATAAGTCACGTGACTATAACGACGTTACAGGTAACCTGTATAAGTCGACCGCCATAGGTACATACTACAAAGGCTCCTTGCAGTCGATACACTACGCCCCAGGCCCTGAGCCAACACGTCCCACCCTTGCAGAAGGAGAGCGATATAATCTTGACAGATACTATCGTAGTTCGTTTTCGTTCAAAGATAGCGGACGTAGGCCTTATAAGGGTGAATATGGAGAAGGTGGACAGAACGGCCCTGCAACGGCAGAAGATGAACTCTTGTACAACGAACATGGCAAAGGAAAGTATGATTCCACTTGGCAAATGTTGCTTGTTGCCGGAGTTGATTATGCAAGATTCGTTGAGGCAAAGAAGGGTCACGATGTTATCACGTCGCTCAGAGATTATTTAGTCAGATACTTTAAGAAGGTGTGATTATGATAAGTATTAAGACATTATACTTCGATGTGGGCAACGCCATGAAAGGTGTGTGTGACAAGGTGTTCCCACGCAACCGCCCAAAGGCTGTTGACAAGAAGATAAACAGTTATATCGTTGTCTTCTTTCCATCTTCTATATACAACAACGAGATGAACTCTGACGGTGCGTATAACGACTATTCTACCACCCTACAGATAGAAGTGTACGTGAAGGATAAGGTCTCAGCAGACAATCCCAACGCACTCGATGTATCCCAAGTAGACGATAAAGTAAAATCTGTTATGGACAGATTTCCAATCTCCACCAAAAACATCATCGTAACAAATCCGATGATAACCATGCAAACAGATGACGGAGACGGATACTCTGTCACCATCATACAAGGACGATTGAGAACAAAATAAGTATTCAGGTATAACAATTTAAAATATTTTAGATTATGGCTATGACAACTATTGACAAGATGAAGGACATTTTCAATGGTCCTAAGACTTTGCTCTACTCAAAGGCTATCACAGACTTGAGCAAGGCTTCAGTAGACATCACACCAGAGATTGAGCTTCCTGTGGAGGTTGATTCCCTTAAGGCAACCATGGAGGATCCAACCATCAATCACTACAAGGTTATCGGCCTTGCCGGTGACTGGGCAACTACCGCAGAACTCGGTGACTTCAACGTAGAGTTCGTTGTTCCTTCCAAGGCAAAGGACTTGTTGAAAATCATGTTCGGTGAGGATGCAATCACAGAGTTGACCAAGGTTACCTTGAAGGGTACTGGTGACGAGACACTCGATGCTACTACCGGTTTTGCCGGCGTTGCAGTTGCGCCAAAGAAGTTCAAGATCAAGGGTACTATCGTCATCGTTGACGACGAGAAGGAGAACCTTATGATCGTGACAAACATTGCCCTCTATGCAACGTTGCAGTGGGATGACACAGGTTCAAAGCCAGTTGCATTCAAGTTCGCCGGTTCTATCGAGGGTGCAGGCATGCGCAGCATCGCTTGGCTTACCAAGGCTACAGCTCCTGGTATTGGCGGCTAATTAAAGAGAAGTCTATAGGTAATTAGATTCAGGATAACAACCGTTGGGCGGCAGGCTTATGATAACAGCCGTGCCGCCCTTCTTCGTTTAAAAAATCATACAATCATGGCAGAAGAAAAGAAAATAGAGCAGCCTACGGTGGACTTGCAGGAGATGCTTGACAGCGTTATTGGTGACACACCGACGGAGGTAGTGTTCCGTGGCAAGAAACACCGTATAGGATGGCTCAGAAAGGGAACAATGAGAAGATGCACCCATATCAAGATAAAGGAGAAGAACGAATGGAAGCGCAACGTCAAGATTTGCGTCTGTATCCTCCTCAACAACATCTGGAAGATACGAGCCTTCTACTGGATTTACTGGCGTTGGCTCTACTACATCAAGGACGTAGACGTGGTAGAGGTACTGAAAGTTCTCGATGTTTCTAAAAAAAAAATTCCATCGAACGCATTCTCGCTGACTACCATATTAGCGACAGGGATGACGGACGTGATGATGACGATGACGAGGAGCGAAGTAAGAGCTATCCAAGCAGAACAAGCTGGGGAGCAGCCTTCTCGTTAGCGGAGAAGTTTGGCTTTCTCTTCCATCGCAAGTACTTCATCGCAGCCTACGACTACTGGTGGGGCTATTCGTCGGCGCAGATTGACCTCATGGTGGCAGACCAGCCTCTTGTCGTCTATCCAAAGACAAAGAAGGAAAGCGGGCCGAAGAAGCACACGTTAAAGGAGATGGATGACCTCTATGACAGATGGATGGAGAAAAGGAAGAATAAGGGAAGCCTCGTTGGTAAGAATATAAATCTTACTGATTACTTAAACAATGAACTCTAATTTTAAAATATTCAGGATATGGCAGACGGAAATTTAGGTGACTTGTGGTTTCAGCTTGGTGTGAAGGATAATACATCTAAGGAACTTCAAAAAATCATCGACAAGCTTAAGACAGGAGACGACGCCGCAAACTCACTTCTTCGTGCTCTCCAGGGATTCGGAACTAAGAAGTCCGGGTTCAAGGAGCAGGCAGAAAAAGCCAAAGAGTTTGCCGATGTTCTCAATGAGATAAACAGAAGGATTTCCAAACTCAAAAAAAACGACAAGAGCGATGAAGCTAAAGATTTGCAGATGGCGGTAAAAAACGCCCTCTCCTATCTCGATATGCTACAGAGAATCAACATAGAACGCAGTAAGATTTCGGAGTTGCGTTCACTTAACCCTAATGTTGATACCTCGAAGCTTAAGGAGGCTGAGTTGATGCTTGAGAATGTCAATAATCAGCTTTATAGATTACAGAATAAAGCGCAGGGAGGCGGAGGTGGCGGCGTAGACTATGCAAACGTTTTGCAAGACTATGCTAAGGTTCTCCAAATGACGTTCCGTGATGTAAAGCAGATTACCGATCAATTCAAAAAAGAAATTGCAGAGAAGGCAGGCATATCTCCGTTCTTCAAGAACGATCAGGGTCTGAAGAATATCAAGGCAGAGATAGATACCTTGCTTACAAGACTCGGGAAGGTCAGAGAGGACATTACCCTGTACCAGCACGCTATCGGAACAGGTACGAAGGAAGGTGTCTCCTTCGGACAGCAGGGCTTGAAGGAAGCCAATGCTGAAGCTGAGAAACTGATGGGTACAATAACAGCTCTTCAGAACGTTTACGATACTCTCCGTGTCAGCCAGGCAAATGTCAAAGACTTGATAGGTCAGACTCCTCAGAAGCAGAGGCAGGACGACATTCAGAAAAGAATGTCTGAATATTACTCTAATCTCGAAAAGACTTCTAAAGAGAAGAAAGCTCAGACCACAAGAGATGCTGCCAAGGCGAAGCGTGAAGATATTGCAGCCGAGAAGCAGCGCCAGACTGAGTTGAAGAACACCGAACGCCGATATGATTCTCTTGGCAATAAAGTACGCCAGCTTCGCTCAGAATACAGCAGAGGTATCTCTATCGGCGCAGATGTAAGCAAGGCAGAAGGCGAGATTAACAGACTCCTTGCTTTAATGAGAACCCTTAGAGATATCAGGGGAGAACTTTATTCAGGGAACTGGAAGAACAGCCTCGGTACGCTTGGCAATATGGGAAGCGGTCACGATACCACATTAGCTTCGAGGGTTCTTCAAGATCAGAGGGCAGTAAACCAAGAGGTTCAAAGAGGCGTTGAGCTTGAGCGGAAGCGTCAGCAGGAGATTGCTCAGACGGCTGCAAGAATTCAGTCTGATTTGGTCCGCGGCTTCGAGAGAGCCAACAGTCATGCAGGAAAGCTAAATTCAACCGTACAGGATTTGAAGTCACTTTTCTTGCAGGGAGGTCTTGTGTTCGGCGCACAGCAGTTTGCTATGAGCATCATCACTACTGGTGGTGAGATGGAAAAGCAGCATATTGCTCTCCAATCCATCCTTGGTGACATGCAGAATGCGAACACGATGTTCAATCAGATTAAGGAACTCGCTCTTAATTCGCCATTTACGTTCTCTGAGCTGAACCGAGACGTTAAGCAGTTGGCTGCGTATGGAGTTGAGTACGACCAGCTCTATGACACAACCAAGAGGCTTGCGGATATGTCTTCCGGCCTTGGTGTTAGCTTTGACCGTATAGCATTGGCGTTTGGTCAGGTACAGGCTCGTGGTTGGCTCGATGGTAAGGAGCTCCGTCAGATTGCTTATGCAGGTATTCCTCTGCTTGAAAAGTTGTCTGAGTTCTACTCTAAGCAAGAGGGTCGAAATGTCTCAACATCAGAGATTAAAACACGTATATCTAACCGAGAGGTAAGCTTCGATGATGTAAAGTCTATCTTCTGGAAGATGACAGATGCAGGCGGTCAGTTCTATAACATGCAGCAGGTTCTGAGTGAGACTTTGCTCGGACGCTACAATAAACTGAAGGATGCCTGGGAGATCATGCTTGCTGAGTTTGCGAGTGGTGATTCGCTCGTTGGTAAGTTCTTCAAGACCGCCATTGATGGAGCAACAGCTCTGGTTCAGTCTCTGCACACTCTTGCGATGCCTATTGGTGCAATATTCGCCGGCTACGCATTCAAGAAGATGGCGGCAGGAAATACGGCTTCCAGCTTTCTTTCGAATAAGGCAAATCTCGCATTTAATATTCAGAATAAGGTGTTGCAGGGTCAGGCTCTAACACAGATAGAGCAAAGAATTCTCGCAACGAAGAATCAGATTACAGGTGCTGATTTGAGAGCGTTGGCTAATGCAAAAGCATTAACTACAGAGAAGCTTAATCAGTTGAGATTGTCAGGCAAAATCACGGCAGAGCAGTATAATATTTACAGAGGTATTGTGCTGAGACAGACCGGCGAGAAGACTGTTAGGATGGAATTGCTGCGTGCATTGGCGACAATGCGCTCTATGTCTCTTACTACCACTTTTTCTTCTTTAAAGAATGTGTGGACAGGATTCCAGACGTCGGCTTTGGCTGCATTTAGAGTTATAGGTACAGGAGTTAAGACTCTTGCTGCTGGAATCTGGTCGGCTATAGGAGGTTTACCTGGTCTTATCGTTACTGCTGTTACTTTTGGCATCACATACGCTATCAGTGAGTATCAGGAGCTCAGTCAAAAGATTAATCAGACTCAGGACGAGATAGCCGACAAAAATAAGCAGATAAGAGATTTTCTCCGTGATAACAACGTGAACATCGCAATATCTGGTGGCGACACAAAGGAGATTGACAATATGATTGATAGCTACAAGGAAAAGTTGAAAGAACTTGCTCCTTATAGTTACAAGAACATGTTGATGACAGCGAACGAGGAGAACGATCACAAGAAGAGGCTGCAATATCTCGAACAAGAAATAAAACTTCTCAAGGAGGCAAATGACATTGCGAGCGCAAAGCTCAACAACAGAGGCTATTATTCGGATTTGAGTGATGCAACGGAAGATGTTATTGATGCCTTCAAGAAGAGAGAAGAACTGCGTGTTGCAGCTATGTCCTCCGACGACGATTCCGCGGGATATAAGTGGTTGTATGATCATGAAACTGCATACAGCAACTATATAGAATCACTGAAGAATGAGCTCGCGAAGAGGTTCGGCGATATCGGGAAAGATGAAAAAATGCGTGAGGCTGCCATGCAAGCAATGAGTGGTATATTCTCCTCAATGGGTATTCCAGAGGATAAGGCGGATATTATCAGAGCATCTATCTTGCAGGCATTCGGATGTGGAGACAAGAGCGCATGGTTGCAGACAGAGGTATCTAATAGTATGATTGCTTTGATTGATAAGTCTTTCCCCATGATTGGAGAAAAGATAAAGGCAAGTATGCCACTTAACGACGCGGAGAAGGCGAAGGTGAAGGAGCTGATGAATGATGCCAAGAATGGTCTCGTTAAGCAATATTCTGAACTTGAACATACTCTTCAGAATATGCTTGCTGCATCCAACTTTCAGGCTGTTATCAGACTCGTTCTTGATGGCGGAGAAAAGCTGAATAACTTGCAGAGTGAGCTTGTGAAAAGAATACCAAGCAGATATAGCGGTCTCATTATGAGCGAGACATCAGGAAAGTACAAAGCGTTTGCAGAAAAGTGGGGCAAAGAGGATAGCTGGTATTCCGCCAGAAATGCAGCGCAGTCTGATATTGATAAAGCAAAGAACGAGTATCTTTCCGCTAAGGCTTCTAAAGCAAAAAATGCCGGTGAACTCTATACGGCTTGGCAGACGGTAAAGCAGGCCGCAAAAGATTTGCTTTATTACGACTATGAAGGAAGCGGCAAAAAGTCCAATAAGGTTCCGAAAGGAAGAACCAGGAATACCGGAAACCAGGAGGACAAAGAGCTCGAAACTCTAAGGAAGCGTGTCGAACTCTACAAGAAATTCTACGCTGAACTCGAAAAGTACAGAAGGATGTACGGAGAAGAAGGAGCCATGGCGCAGATAAGACACGACAAGGAGTTTAAGAACTCTGTTTTATCTTGGGGACTTTCGGACCCTGGAACTTACGGAGTGTCGATAGAAGAGCTGATGAAACGCGTACGGTCGTCAACGCAGAAGCGAAAGGAGTATAAAGAAAGTCAGCTTGCAGATATTCATGCCAAGAACAGGAGTATCGAGGAAGAGCGCATCAAGTCGACCAACAGTCAGTTGTCAAAACAGCTAAACATCCTCTCAAGTCAATACGAAACATACAAGAAGATATATGAGCTGACAGGCAACAGCGAAGGTTCATCGCTCCTCGCCTTCGGGCACGTGCAGTCTGGAACCTATCAAGACTATCTGAAGGAACAGATGAAATGGGCCATAGGCGACCATAATCAGAGGACTGGCCAGAATCTCAGCGCCGACGACGTGCTAAAGATGAGCGAGAGCGACTTCAAGAAACATGTCGGCGATGAGAGTGAAAACGCTTCTGTTATCTACAAGGAATGGACGGAAGAAACGAATCGTATTAAGAAGGAGACCATCGACCTGATGGCTAATTTGATAGAGAAGAACGCTACCATTGCCCAGCAGATTGAGGATGAGAATCGCAAATACGAGAGACAGCTTGAACTCATCAAGGGCATCGAAGACCCACAGATGAGAGACAGAGCCAAGGCCGGTGCCACAAAGACTCACAATGAGAATGTGGCGAAGCTTCAGTTTGAGCAGTTCAAACAAGAATCTGACTGGGTTACCATCTTTGATGACCTTGACAGGGTATCTTCTGCTACCATCAGCTCGATGATTACGAAGATAGACGATTTTTCGAGAACGACGGGATTATCGGTAGAAGTAGTGAAGCAACTGAGAGATGCCCTCGACAAGCTAAGAAAAGAGGACATTGACAGAAACCCACTACCATACATCTTCGGGGCCGTAAATCAAGGAAACGCTATAGGAGGATACTTGAAAGGTAACCTCGGTGTGCAGTACATGAATGGCAAAAAGTATGTGCCTACCGCAGAACAAGCCAAGAAGATGGGTATAGAATGGAGTGCTGCCGGGTATAGCAAAGATGAGCTTGCGAGCAAACAGAAAGGAAAATATGCAGACTCATCGAATGCCATCAATGCGCTTGCAGGAAAGTTAAAGGCATTGGAAAGCGCTCTTGATCCAGTGATAGGTTTGTTTAAGGCTATGGGTGAAGAAGATTCCATTCTCGGGCAGATAACGGGAGGCGCAAGCAATGCACTTGGTGCGGCATCGCAGGTGTCTGGTGGACTGAATGCTTTGGGTCTTGGTAACCTTGCTCCTTATGGAGCTGCTGTTGGTGCGAGTTTAAGCGTTGCAAGTTCTCTGATAGGGGCTTTTGGAGCAGATTATTCAGAGTACAACAAAGCGAAGCAGAAGTACGAAACGCTTTCTTCGATCTGGGATTCTCTCATCTCCAAGAAGTCGGAGTACATGAACATTCACTGGGGTACTGAGGCTGCAAACGCCTCAAAGGAAGCCCAGGAGATGCTGGAAGCTGAGATAAAGCAGACGAAGGTGATCGCCATGAAGAACTTCAACTCAGGTGCTTCGACAGGAAGTCACTCTATCAAGGTGAGAGACTGGGAGAAGCGTGGGTGGAAAGAAGCTGCCCCCGAAATATCCAAGAGATACGGCGTGAAGTTTGACAATATGACTGATATTCTGGATATAGACTACAAGGTGCTTCAGCAGATAAAGAAGGACTATGCCGAACTTTGGGCTAATCTTGACCAAGATACAAGAACCTATCTTGACAAACTGATAGAGTACGGCGAGAAGTCGGAGGACATGATAGAAGCGCTGACTGAGAAGCTTACCGGCAACAAGTATTCCGACCTCGTTTCCGCCTGGGGTGACGCAATGGCCACGATGTCGAACACATCGGATAACCTTGTGGACCATTTCGAGGAAAATCTAAGGAATGTTATCTTGAAATCCATGATAGAGAACCTTTATGGAGAGAAGATAAAAGCTCTGATAGAGAAGACCAAGAAGTATGGCGACCCTAATGGCGGTACGGAAAAGAAGCTTGACACAACAACGGGGAAAGTAATGTCCGAGTACACCAACACAGAGATGGATGAGATAGGCAAAGACCTTGCTGACGTGACAAAGCAGATAGAGGCATCAAGAGATTATCTCAAGCGGTACTACGGATGGAGCGACAACAGCAGTTCTTCTCTTACAAATTCTGTAAAAGGGATAACGGAAGAGACAGGAGACCTGATTGCATCGTATATAAACAGCATCAGACAATATTGTGCTGTTGATATGGAAAACATTACGACTATAAAGAATGCCGTAACAAAAGAAATTCCTGAAATTAGTGAAATTGCGAAGGCGCAATTAACACAATTAAACCAAATAGCGCAAAATACATTACGTAGTGCTGATGCCGCAGAGCATATTGATTATCTTTTCAATTCTGTTATAAACGGAACGAAAAAGATAAGAATTAACTAAAATATGGCGTGTCTATTATGACACGCCATATTTTTTATGCAAAATGCCATACGTACCCCTTATATTCCGAACGTTTCCCTCTGCACGTAAGTCCTATATATTTTTGATATTTTACCCCAAGAAAATCACAAGCAGATTCCATGCAATCAAAGTATATTCTCTTGCCTGTCTGTATGTTTTCACCATAAACAGCTCTTGCCATAGGATTTTTGCTTCTAAACATTAGCTCCTTTTTATGGCAAATAGTATTTGGGTTGTTTACGTTTTCTTTTGCCGTAGCCCACCTTAGATTGCAAACGTTATTATTCTTAGGATTTCCATCTATATGATCAACCTGTGGCTTGTTGAGTGGATTCGGTACGAAAGCCTGTGCTACGAGTCTGTGAACCTTGAGGAGTTTGTGAGCTCCATCAGAAAGAAGTGCAACGCCAAGATAGCCACTTTTCATTTTGTTTTGTGACAGCATCCTTCCTTTGTACACCTTACCTCCTGGTGTATTGTATCTAACTCTTGTCAAAGAGAAAACTCTTCCACATGTAGAAACCGCATACTTTCCATCGTACCCGTCTATTTCTTTCCATTTTTCGCCATCTAAGCACAAAATTCGGTCTCCATATTGACCCAAAATAACATAGTTATCCATTATTCTTCCTCCAATGATTAAAATTATTCCAATGATTAAAGAGAAGGGAAAGCCCATTGGATTAGCCTTGTCAGTCGGTAGCTACTCCGACCTATCCCAATGCAAATATACGAAATAATTTATAAATATACAAATAATATCCAATTATCTTGCATATTTATGCAACATTTTGTATATTTGCATCATAATAATTGATTTTGAGTTATGAAAGATTATTTCAGAATTTATATGCAGAAAGAAGGTGATGGTGCCAAGGTAATGGACACTATAACCGATTTCGGCATGTACGTAAGCGAGAGTCCGTTCAAGCCATGCGACGCAGTGAAAGAACCCGTAAAGAGGAGCTGGTATGACGAGCACGGAGACGATGAATATATAGGCAAAGACGGCCTGTACATGGCATCTTACGAAAACAAGGTAAAGTTCCTGTTTAAGGGAGAAGCTTATGGGGCGAACGAGAGATGCAGGAGCTTCGTGAATTATCTACGAACAACAGGTATGATGAAGATGTACTGCGACTTCAATAAGATTGGCAGGCAGCACGTGAGACTGAAAAGCATAGACCCTGTGCTGTACAGAGACCCAGAGAATGAAGACTTATTGGTGATGAGTGTTACCTTTAAGTTTAATGACCCCGTGACAGACATTAAGCCAGTGATGGGTGCGGACGGAAACATAACGAACTTAACCTGATGCAGACATGAGTAGGTGGAACATATATCATAAGGACGGAACAAAGCTTACAGACGTGAACGATGACGAGGTTGTCGTTCACGGATTGCAGTACTCAGACAAATGGATGGGAGACTGCTTCCTTACCATTGACTTCAAAAACAACGCTCCAATCAACTTTGAGATAGGCGACTACATCATATACAGAGGAGAGCGCTTCGAGTTGAACTATGAGCCAGGAAAAGACAAAAAGGCAAGTCTAAACACATACGGAGAGGGCTTCGCGTATGACAGCGTAAAGTTCAATGCGTTGCAGGACGAGTTGTCGAGATCGGAGTTCTACGATGTAGTATTGAATGACAACGAGCTTCACTACACTGCCCTACCGAAATTCTCATTCTATGTACAGACTTTGGATGATTTGCTCGACAGAATCCAGGCATGCTTAAACGAGCAGATTGGTGCAGGTCTTTGGAAGATTTACTCCCGTAATAAGGAGCGTTCCGTGCAGCGTGGAGCCCTCGAAAGCGAGTGGTTGTCGGTTTATGGTGAGAAAACAGACGATAACGTCATCGAATCGATGTCCATTACAGTGGATTCGCAGACCTGTTGGCAGGCCCTTGCGCTTGTGAACGAGAAGTGGGACATAAACTTCATCGTCAGAGGGAGAAACATATATGTCGGTACTACCGGAATACAGGCAAGCCATATCTTCAAGTACGGACTTGGAAAAGGATTGAGTGAGTTGATCCAAAATGCAGACTCAGAACAGCAAATCGTGACAAGGCTAAGAGCTTACGGTTCAGAAAAGAACCTCCCATCTCACTACTACGCAGACCTTGGCACAAAGTACTTCTGTAACATCACAGAGGTGAACACTGCAACAAGTTATCTGTCAGTGTATATCGACATGGAGTACATTGACAATTATTTCACCATCCCAAGAGTTTTCGTACCTAATGACGGGACTGGTAAAGAACAGACATACGGATACGTCCTGAAGGTGACGTTTGACTTTCAGACGGTCATCACCTGTGTTGTGACAGCTTTGAGCAGCGGGCAGGCCGTAATGTTATACTCAGAAGTGAAGAACAACATGGAAGACAACGGAGACGAGCCGTCAAAAGAAAATCTTGACAGGTTTATCGCACAGGTAAACGCAGGAAACAGAAAGTTGTATATAACTGGCGGCCTGAATACTAAGGCGGTGCCATCGTCAATGAAGGAGTATGCGCAGAATCTTCCCAACAACATGTCTATCAACAGGCTGATGTTGCCAGGATTCCCCCATGTTTCACTTAACGACTACTACAACTCGCTGAGTAAGGCAGACAAGGAATATGTAAACCCAACAGGCAAGGAGCACGTCTTTTCGACCAATCCACACAGACCCTATATTGACTCTGTGAACATACAGCAGATTGGTCTGCGTTCCGCATCGCAATATTTTGATAACGATGACAAGACCAACGGTATCGTAGAGATATACCCTACAATCGAAGAAATGGTTGTCGGTGGCGTGCGTGTGGATGAGATTGACGAGGGCGTTGCACCTAATGACAACGGAAGGTTTGAAGACGGACAGACTGTAAACAATGTTGACATCTACCTGAATCCGTCTATCGACTTCGACATCAACGACCTGAAGGACAGTGATTTCTCTATCGCCATGAAGGATGGCATGTGTGGAGGAAGGACCTTTAAGGTAGCATCATCGGTAAAAGAGAACGGCAGATGGAGGCTAACCATACAGAGAGTAAAGGACGATGCCTTGGAGCTGTGGTTCCCGTACAAAGACTATCCTATCAGAAAAGGAGATCACTTTGTGCTGACAGGTATCACCCTACCCGACTCTTATGTGAACGCAGCGTCACTAAAGCTTCTGAAATATGCCATTGCCTACATAGACAAGAACGACTACACAAGGTATGTGTACCAGCCAAAGGTTGACGAAGTGTTTATGGCCAGACAAAACGACCAAGCGACTGAAGATAAAACCGGAACCATCAAGAGCCTTCACGACACGCTGAAGGCCGGCGACATCATGGAGTTTGACGATGACGACTTGCACATAGGAGGCAAGGTGACCATCGACCAGCTCGTTATAAGAGAAAATGAAGGAGGCATACCGACCTATGAAGTAACTCTGAGGAATGATGTAGAAGTCGGAACGATGGCTAAGATAAAGCAGCAGATTTCATCCCTTGAGTCAGGAAACGGAAAGGTAAGTAGCGAGACATCAAAACAGATAACAGACTCGACTATAAATGAAGCTTCAAAACACTTTCTGTCGAAGCTAAAGGATGACACCGCACAAGGCGTGATTACCTTCATCAAAGGACTGGTGAGCGAGGCTTTAGTGAAGCTGAACGGAGGTGCTTACTTTGGTAAGGGAGGAGCGTTGATAGACGAGGCAGGACGGGCCATCTTGGAGTCGTTGCAGTCCATCGACTACGACAATGCGGCTGAGCAGGGTTTCGCTGTTAAGAAGGAGAACGAGAAATATCACGCTTTCGTCACCAATCTTACCATCTGGGGAAAGGCTATCTTTAATCAACTGGAGGTAAGAAAACTGTCGTATGCAGGCGGTAATGTGTATCTCTCGGGCGCAGGAAGCAAGATAGTAAAGGTTGTGCCTGTAGTATGGGAAAGCGAGAGTAGCGAATGGCATGAAACTACTGTAGACATGTGTGAAGGCTGGCTCTGTTATCTTCTTGCTGACGACGGAACTACGGCTACACAGAACCTGTGGAGAGAGGGCGACCAAGTGAGGTGTAAGACTATCGGAACGTTGGCTACTGGAACCACGAACGCAAGCAACAAGAGCTACTGGCGAACTATCCCTGCTTATGGTGTGTCGAGTGAGAACGAGAAGATATATGACGGATATGGCAATGAGCTGTATGGCGGGCAGATGTTCTCGTGGATTGTAATCGGCAAGCACTCTTTGTCGTTAGACTCGATGACTGAGGAGTTTACAACGGCAGAGATAGGTGGTATTCCTGAAGCAGGAGACACTATTGTGCTTGACGGACACAGAGCTGTTTATGTTGGAGGACAAATTGTAGATGACTACAGCAGAAAAGGTGTGCTGATACTGGAGAGTACTGGCGAGAACACACCTCGCATCGTAGGCTTCAAGGGTGTAGACAGATATACACATGATGGCAAGGAGGTATTCGTGCTCTCGCCTGATAGGATAAGGCTTAATAGCGGTATCTTTGAGTGGGTATCTTCGACTGGGGATGCTATGCACATGGTGAACTACAGAGGCGAGTGGAAAGAAGGAAGCTATGCATACTACGACCAAGTGAACCATAACAACGCCCTGTGGACTTGTATCAATGAGAACGGAACAAGACAAGAGCCGTCTGACGCAAGCAGTGATTGGCAGAAGGTGTTGTCGGGAGAGAAAGGCGACAAAGGTGAAAAGGGAGATAGAGGTGACGAAGGACCACAAGGACCTAAAGGAGAAACAGGTGCGCAGGGCGAAACGGGCGCACAGGGACCGCAGGGCGAGAAAGGAGAGCAAGGTACTCCTGGAGCAGACGGAACTAACGGAGAGGACGGAGTGAGCATACTTCTCGTACAGCCCATCGTGCTCGACACTAACGATGACGGCATCGTGTCGGACACCACGGCAGAAGGACGAGTAATGGTGATGAGAGGTGGCGAGAATGTTACTAACGAGTGCTCAGACGTAAGGGTGAGCTATATGCAGAACTGTACGGCTGCGGCAAGCTTGGCTACAGGATACATAAAGGTGAAGCTCAATTCTGTGAACACAACCACTCTGGCGAGCGGAGACAAGGTGTCGGTGAGCGAGGGATTTATCACAATCGCATTCTTACTCGGAGGGAAAAGCTATGCCACACAAGTTCCATTCTCTGTGAATGTGACAAAGTACATGGGCAGTGTAAAGGCTACGGCCAAGCAGTACCAGTCGAAGTTTGAGGCACTGGAGAAAGACCTGAAAGGAAGTAATCCTACCGTTCTCAACGCCTACACATCTACTATCAAGCAGACAGCTAAGGAGATTATTCTCAGTGTTACTCAGAGCCAGCAAGGACGGCATAACCTACTGCGAGATACGGCACTGACGAGGAAGGGTGATATATATTATTCGGACGGCCTCTTCCAGCCTACGATAACACAGGGCGTGAACGGCCATAATGCCATCCGCTTCTCGGTGACTGGTAACGGAAAGCCTCAGTATAATGGACTTTTCTGGGGACAGCACGTCAACGGCATCGCTGTGAAGAAGAACACCGATTATACATTTTCCGCATGGATAAAGTGCGACACGAAGGACTTATGGGTTTGTTCGGAGGTGTTCAAGATGGCTGCGCTGAATAGTGGTAGAGGGGACTTAATTACTACCACCTCGGGTAACATGCAGTGGCTGACGAAGGAGAACGAGGTGAACCAGTGGAGGCAGGTGAACTACACTTTCAACTCGGGCGACGCAGAGTTTATCGAGGTGAATATCTTTGTCTACAACGGCATAACTGTGGACGGAACATTTAGCTATACTGCCTCGGGCAACGGATGGATATGTATGCCGATGTTGGAGGAAGGAAGCGAGTATACAGGCTGGACTCCTGCGGAAACGGACTACGACTACCTTGGCGGAAATATGCTCGACGACACGAGGACGCTTGTTGCGAGCGGACAGTTGAGCAACCTTTATACGGCCAATGAGGTGGCACAGGACACCTACGAGGGTGCGTATGCCGTAGTTCACGGAAAGGCAGACAGCAGTAACAATAATATGTGTGACTTCCTGAGATTCAACGGAGAGAACGGAAGGATTCTTAACTTCGAGCTGAGGAAGAATTATGTATTCTCGTTCCTTGCGAAGGGAAGCGGAACTCTGAGAGCACACCTGTATAAGGACAGCGTTCACGTGAATATCTACGCAGAGAACAGCCAGGGAAAGGTGACGGAGAATGTGGCCGATGGAGCATCGAACTTCACACTGACGAGCGAATGGAAGCGATACTGGGTACACTGGCGTATAGACCTTTATACGGGTGATGGCGAAACTGTGTTACCTCAGTCGGTACTGCTGCGAGCTGTTGACGGCTGTGAGGCTTGGGTGGCTAAGCCGAAGTTGGAGGAAGGTGCTCTGATGACAGAGTACACAGAGAAGAAGACTGACCTCATCGACAAGGCGACAGCCAAGGCTGCGGGCTTAAATATTACAGCAGATGGTGTGGAGCTGTATGGCGACAAGGTGAAGGTAAGCAATAACGGCACTACCACTGCAATGTTTCAGGACGGCAAGCTTAATGCCGACCTGATAGATGCTGACACCATCAATGTTCACCATGTTTGGGCGAAAGATGGTAATAACCAAAATACGCTCGCTCACTTCGGCAACTACGATATAGATGAGGCGAAGGATGAAGACGGAAAGCAATATCCTCTCTGGGTAGGTTCGTCGACAGCCGCCGACTCTCCGTTCCGTGTCTCTAAGGATGGCTACATGTATGCCGACAAGGGTGCTTTCGGTGTGAGATATTACGAAGATGAGGACAGTGGTACACGAAAGAAGTTCGGACGGTTCGAGATAACGGGCGAAGGTCTGTCGAGTGGTGCTTTATTCAAGGAAGACAGCATGATGTTGACAGATACTCGTTTTCAGCTGATCAAGGCAGAGGGGCGGAGTGCTATATTCATCGACACGGACCAGACCCTCGCTGTTCCTGGCCCTGGAACTTACCTCAGTGCGAAGATGAGGGTAGATGCCATCGATACAACTGACGGCTACCATAGCAACGTGTGCTACTTTGCGGAAGCGAAGAACGGCGTGCAGAACTATGCGCTGCGCGGTATTGGTGACGTATCGGTCAACGGTGGAGTATACGGATATAAGTACACGATGATAAATATGACTACCAAGGATGTATTCCTTGATAATACAGGTTTGTTTAGAGGAACTACTTATAACGAAGTACAGAAAATAGATTCGCTTACCCTGATAGTCAGCTCGAAAAATTATCTTGCGCTTGCGCTGCCCACTCTCGGGACGATCAAGCAGATACTGTTCGGTTCGCAGCATGTCGATGACAAGTTCTGCGTAAGGCTTACAATCGTGATGGATATTGGCAGCGAGTCCATCGCCATGAGAGGAAGATGCACAACAAAAGACGGCGCAAATGTGGCGCGATGGAACACTAAAGGCCTCCCGCTTATTACACACTGGAACGGTGGCTATTGGGCTGATTTTGATATGGCGGCAGGAGACTCTTATGAATTTCTGTTGATGTATAACCCCGACAAGTCTTACACACTCGAAGGTTTTACACAGCCATATCTTGCGAGAATAATTAACAGACAGTACTAATTAAAATAGTATAGCTATATGAAGAAAATCGTTAAAGGTAATGACTTCACGCTGAGGATTCCAGTGATGAAGATGGTGGAGGGGCAAGCGAAGGCTTTCCCCTTGCCAGCCTGTACGGACGTGGTGGTACAGGTGTGTAATCAATTCAAACGCATACCTCTTGCATTTACGATTGATGTAAAGGAGGATAATGTTCTCCTTGCGAGAGTAGAGGGTGACCAGATGAGCCTCGGCACGTATGCCATCGAGGTGAAGGGTAAGATATTCGGCAACGACTGGCGAAGCAACGAATACCCTCAGTTTGCTATCGTGGCCAACAATGCCGATGCCGATACCGAGTTCGGTGAGACCGATGAGGGTGACAACAGCGTAGAGATGGATACCGCTATGGTTATCCTGCCTCCTTCCGTGGAGTTGAGTGACCTCATCAGCAAGGCTAACGAGGCTCTGAAAACCTCCAAGGAAACAAACGATACCCTCAATACTAACGAGGAAGCACGTAAGGAAGCCGAGGCGCAACGAGTATCTGCTGAGTCTGAGCGAGTAAAGGCTGAAAAGAAACGTCAGTCTGATACGTCTGCTGCTATCGGTGATATGAACAAGAGAATAGAGACTGCAATCAGCGAGCTTAATACTCATCGCACAGAGCTTGATAAAGCGGAGGCGCAGAGAGTATCTGCTGAGAAAGAACGTGTTGATGCAGAAATAACTCGCAAGCAGGCAGAGACAGACAGAGCTGCCGCAGAAGATGCAAGAGTAGAAGCAGAGCAATCTCGTGTGGACGCAGAAACAAAGCGTGAGAATGATTTCACTACTGCCATCAAAGCAGCAGAGACGGCCACTACAGGCGCAGAAAAGGTGGATGCTACACTCACGGAAGGAAATGTCTTTGAGGTAACAGGTAGAACTGGAGTTAAGAAAACTTTAGATATGTCTGGTTTGGTTTCTGCACAAAGTGATGTAGCACGCATACAGGAGAGCATGGGTGCATACTCTGACAGACCTGATATTACTCTTGTTGCTAAAGAAACCAATAAAGCTATTAGTGCTGATGGTGTCAAGGTAACAAAGGCAGGTTGGGCTATTGCTGAGTTTACGGCAGAGAAAGGAAATGAATACCTTTTTAAACCAAATGTGATTGATGGAAGTGTGTGTGTCTTTGCTGAGTATATCACAAGTATAGAGACAAGAGGCATCGACTACACCTATACATACAATGAGGATGGCACAATAGCAACTGCCACTGCCACTTATCTAGGCAATACACATACGTACACCTATGAGTGGACTGTAGAAGCTGGAGTCAATACACCAACAATCAAGGAAGGTGATACTGTAATCAATAATCTTCCTATGACTTATGAAACAAAGGTAGGAACATACTCTCCACTTGTAAAGCTGAATGAGGATGCAGAACTTCCTGTTGATGGTTATTGCAGATATATGAGCCACTTCAAGGGCAACTCTTCAATCAAGATAGTTGTATCTTATAAGGTAGGCACAGCTGACTTGACTATGAAGGTTCTTCGTGATGGCGTGCTTGCAAGCATTTCCACACAACTTGGAAATCTTTCACAGAAGGAAGATGAAACAAGAAAGAAGATAGAGGAATATCATGGAAGCTATATAGAGTTATTGTGTAAGACAGACACAATAGTGATTGTAGATGGTAAGGAAGTTACAATTCCTGCAATGAAGAGAACTAAGGTTTATCCTAAAGTCTCATATAAACCTAAGATACAAGCATTTGGAGCAGGTAAGGAAACAATGCCTACAATCCTTGTGGCAGATGTCTCACATCTTGACACATCAAACTTTACTAGTATGGATAATATGTTCGGAAACTGCTATTTGCTTACTGAGCTAGATGTGTCCCACTTTGACACCAGCAAGGTTACTAATATGTCTAATATGTTCCAAGGATGCTCATCATTAACTTCATTGAATGTATCAGGATTTGACACCAGCAAGGTTACTAATATGTCTCGCGTTTTTTGTGCAAGTAGAGTACAAAAACTAGACCTAAGAGGATGGAATGTTGAGAATGTTCTTACAATGCAGCAAATGTTCCAAAATTGTTATAGCCTAGCTACAATCAATTTAACAGAATGGAATGCTATAAAATGTACTAATATGGGAAATATGTTTAATGGATGTATTGCCATACAAAACATCTATGGACTTAGCACTTTGGTAAAGGCAGCTTGTCAGGAAATGCCTTCGTTTAATATGTTACAAGGTATAGATTTGGATTTGAGTGGTTGGGACACTATTGGACTAAAAAGATTGAATTTAGTGTTTTATCGTTCTTCATTAAAAAACATAGATTGCTCAGGTGATGGTTGGAATAACGTAAATGTATCTAGTGTGTATAGATTCTTAGAAGGTGTAAACAAATTTAAGTTAGGTAAAAACTTCTTTAATATGCCTTTAATAGATACATTTCGTATAGATTCCTATGTTCCAAAGGAGTATCTTGTAGAAGGAATCTTTGATAGAAAGGCAGCAGGTCAATCTGATATGACATTATATCTTATAAAAAGCATTAAAGATACCTTAACAGAGTCTGATATTGCAACTATGACGACAAAGGGGTATATCATTGCATCATAATTAAAATATTAAGGATATGACATTAGAAGATATTAAGGGATTGGGACACATAAAGGTGTCCCATCTCAACAGTGGAGTTGTGAAGATAGCCACGGAAGATGGCTATTGGTTGTCAAGTGGACATACATTCTCAAATGAATTGTATGCAAGAGTTGATTCTACCTTTCTTGACTACACAATAGTTACAAGTGAGGAGAAGAACAAGGCTGAAAATAGTAGTAAGTATGAAGGTAAAACCTTGGAAGAGGCTAAGGAAACCTGTTTGAATGAGATTGAAGAATATGATGTTTCCCCATCAGTAAACGGCTTTTATCTCAATGACACTCTTATTCCTTGGAGTAGTGATGATGGTAGCACTCTTAATAAAGATGTTAGGATGGGTCTGCGTCAGAATATCAAGGACAAGCTCAGTCTTGGAGAGGAGAACATTGATATGTGGTTAGACGGCATGAAGATTACTCTTCCTTGTAAGAAAGCAGATGCCTTCATGTGTAACTTGGAAAACTATGCCTATGAATGCTTCAATGTCACTGCTGCGCACAAAAAGGCAGTGGAAGATATGGTATCTGTAGAAGAGGTGGAGGCATTCGATGTTACTGCCGACTATCCAAAGCAACTTGAAATGAAGTTATAGAACGATTAAAAAAGTAAAAGATTATGTGGTTATTATCATTGATTTCTTTTCTCCTTCTTGGGGGATTTCTCTTGTTATCGGCGATGAGGTTTGGCGTACCCGCAATGGTGAGTGATGTGTATTATCAGCTACAAAACCGCACAGGTAGCGAGGTAATTGGCGATAAGCGCAAGCGAAACTATGGCTGGGTGTTCACGCTGGTCCTGTTTGTTAGCGCGATACTGATGCTCATCCCATTGCTCGACTCGGGTAAGGGCATTCAGTGTCTCGCCTTCATAGGTTGCGCAGGACTGATGTTTGTAGGTGCAGCACCCAACTATCTCGATGCTGATGCCTACCCTATTCACAAAGGAGGTGCGCTTATAGCTGCGGCAGGGTGTGTAGGCTGGTGTCTGTCGGTATGCTGGGTGCCAACGGCTGTAATAGCTCTTATCTATCTGCTACTCGTAAGCTGTTCGGACGATGATGAAGGATATAAGCCTGTGTGGTATATGGCAGAGGTGGCAGGATTCTTGGATGTGTTTTTGACCTACTGGATAACAGATTGATAGCAAAACGCCGTTGTTGATAACAATAAGATGGTTTAGTAAAGTTTAACACTAACAATTTGGCATTATTCTTGCGTTATTGCCACAAAAGTGTAACTTTGCAACCATCTTATTTTGAATCTTAAAACCGAAAATTATGACTAAAGAAGACGAGAGCAACCTTTTGTGTTGGTTGCAAGACAAAGACGTCAGTGAGGTGATGAACTTGCTGATGAAACATGGAAATCGGTATAGCAGAAGGATTCTGAAATTCTTCCGCTGGTTCTGTAAGTACGTTCCAATAATTATTATGTGCTTACACGCTTATGGAATGTGGGATTTTAGCCAGCATCCAAGGGAAATGTTCATAACAAACAATGAGAATTTTCCCTGCTATTTATTCATCTATTTTATGGTTTATATTTTACCTATGGTTCTTATACTGGCAAGCAGATTCTTCTTTTTGTGTTGGAGATACCGCATTCCCTTCTTCTACTTCTTCGGCATCAATGCGGCTCATATTGTAGAGTGGAGTTGGTACACAACTCAAGATATGATTGATTCGTGCTTCACAGTCATGATAGTAACGGCAATGTTTTATATATACGGATTCTGTGACATGTTTATCAGCAAAACCAAGTTAGGACGAAAAATCTGTGCATAATATGGGAAAGATATTGAATTATAAGTTGCTCGGCACGGCTTTGAAGTCGCTAAGCGATGCTTGCTTTAAAGCTGACGAGCAACAGAGAAATGGTGAGAAGGTCACCGCTTGCGGAATGAGCGATGAGGACTTGGATAGACTGTGTGACATCATCCCCGATATGCTCAACCCGATGATGAGCACAGAGGAGGTAAAAGAGAAGCTTCACGTTTCTGATGCTACACTTAACAGAATGGTTGCAAAGGGTGTCATTCCGAATGGTGAATGCAAGAAGCGAGGACATACGAGATATTTTAAGAAGTGGGATATTCTTCACTATATTAAGAGTAAGAGAAAATCTTAACGTATTAAGCCCTACGCAGCACGGATAAGCGAGTATGTATGAGTATTATGGACTTTATGTTTCAGAATTTGATAATAGTAGCAATGATAGTCGTCATTAATTGCACGTTCATTGCATACCTATACATTACGCATGAGTACGAGAAGGTCGATAAGTTCTTCCTGGCTTGGGTAACGATGTCAACTATGATATTGACAATGTGGTTCGGATTTGGACTGTATTTGTATTTTAATTATTTCTTATAAGCTAAAGAGAGGTAAATGATTGCCTCTCTTTTTTGTTTTCAATCCTTTCCAATCTTGCAAACATTGGAAAAGATTTTAATTCCCCCTATATTAGCTCAAAATGACATTACCTACTATCACCTTAAAACACTGATAATCAACCACTAAAAGAAAGTGTGATAGAGTTATATTTGTTCTTATTAATTCGCTGTACCTTTGCATCGTAACGTTACAATAGTGTTAGTTAATATTAAGGATTTCAAAAGATTGTATTATGGAAATGACAGATGCAAAAGTCGTAGAGAAGAAAATCTACGAAGAGGGAAAGAAGCACGATGATTATGCTTCTAAGGCAACAGGCAATGCTGGTCTTACCCTTGGTATCATCGGCACAGCACTCGGTGCAGGTGCTTGGTTGCTTGGCGGTAACAACCGCAGCGTATTTGGCTCACTCGGCAGCAATATGCCTGAGAACGTAAACATCAACACTTACGGAGCTAACTCAAGCTCAAATCAGCCAACCGCCTTGCAGGTAATGGAGAAGGAATGCGCTGATGAGGTGAAGCTGCTTACCGACATGTTCGGTTTGAAGCTCGACACCGATAACAAGTTCTACGCTATGCGTGAAACTGACATCGCAGAGAAGTTCTCTATGTACAAGGGTGCTACAGATGCTATCAACGCTGAGAACCGCCGTGCAATGCAGGCTGAGTTCGGTCTGTACAAGTCTCAGATTGATGCGGACTTCGGTCTGTACAAGAATCAGAGAGACCAGTACGATGCGCTGCAAGCAAAGTATTGCGACCTTGACAAGAAGGTGGCCGTAATGGAAGCCCTCACTCCTTACAAGGAGAAGCTGATGATGGCTTACGTGAACGAGAAGACATGTAACTGTCTTCGTGGTCAGTTGGTACTCCCATCTACGCCAGTAGTTTCTGGTTACGGCAGCTACGGCTGTAACTGCGCCACTCCCTCCACTCCCTCCACTCCCACTACAGGAGCGTAACAGAGCAGCAAGGAAGTCTAAAAGGACTAAGAAAAAATGAGTTGGTGAGGGGTGTTTGCCCTCGTTGGCGGATGCCCTCTCACCTCTCTGTAATATATCACCAACTTAAAGATATTGATTATGATGAATTTTGGAAACAGCCCATTATTGGATATGGGTACAAGTCAGCAACAGCAGCCTCAGGTGTTGGATGCAGAGCTACAGAAGATGTATGAGGCAATACAGCAGAAGCGAGCATCTATCAATATGCAAGCGCAGCAGTCTTCCACCCCTTTATGGGATGAAATTGATAAGATTGAGGATAATCTTACAGGAGCGCAAAGGCAATACTTGATGCAAAACCAGGAGTACGTTAATAGCTTGCAATATGTGTCTAAGTTAGTGCAAGATGAGGAGTTGCGTATCATACGCCCTCGTATTGAAAGCACTCAGCAAGGACAAGAAGCATTGAAGAAACATCTATCTTTGATGCAAAGATTGAGAAAAGAAGTAGCGCAGGCAGAGGAGCAGAAATCTGCCATGCTCAACGATTATATGACTAACCATAGTGATAAGACTTGGCAAGAATACCTCGTATGGTACAACAAAACAAAGAAAGGAGGAGTTAAGAAATGAACATAACGGAACTTAAAGAGAAGCTGCATACATCGGTAGACCTGTGGGCAGACGCAAGAATTGACGATATGATAAAAGGAAACCCAATGTTGGCAATTCCTTCCGTCTACATGAAACGTGCGGCGCACAATATCATATCCATCAACAAGGAGAAGTTAGGTAAAACTATTGATAATGCAGCATTGTTTATCGGTGACGAGAATGGTGATATTAATGTAGATACCATCTTTGACGATGCCATGCAGATGCTAAAAACCATTGACAACTATAGCTTTGAGATTGGATTCATAAGCGGTAGGATTGATGGTGGAACTCTGTATATCGACCTGCCCGACAATATCTTCACGACACTTCTTTTCGGGAGCAAGAAGAGTATTAGTTTTGGAGAGAGCGATTTTGCTGAATTAAAAAATTTATTAACTGAATAATACGGATATGGAAGAATTGATGAAAAACTTTGATGAGCTATATGGAATAATGGCTACGTCGGCAAATGTGAAATACATGCGCGTGTTTGGTGATACCATGCGCTGCATGATGAAAGATATGGCGGACAGGCATCCCGAACTGGCACAAGAGTATATCGAGAAACTATGTGCCATCAAGTGGAAGAACTACCTTACGAAAAAGGAAGCTTTGTCCATCATTCAGAAAATGGACCCAAAGGCTACTTGGGACATGCAAGTGTGGTCCGGCGAAATGAAAAAGCACAATCTACACACAGAAGACAGCCCTTGCTATAACGACTATGCCTTGTACGTGGCCATGAATCAAGTGGTGAGCGATCATGGAGAAACCGTAGCAAAGATTCTCGGCAAGGACAGTTTGAGCGACATTGATGATGATCATCTTTTGGTGTACGCATATAGCCTTGCCGTCGACTTGCTAAAAGACAAGGACGGCGTGTATGATATCAGAGAGTATTTCATGAAATAAACATTTAAAAAACAGATAATGAAAAAGGTTTTTGAGAATGTCGTGTCGTGCGAAGACATGCAAGAGTTGAAGGCTTGCCTGCAAATCATGATAGAGAGTTGCGAGATAGGTATGAATAACAGCGCCATGCTTGAGATGATGAAGCAGATACAAGGAGAGGTGTCTGGTTGTAACTATGACGAAGAAATGGCCGATATGCACCTGTGTCTTATAGGGCAGCTGCACACGAAAGACGTAGCAAAAGACTATTGGCACGAAGTGAAAAACGACAAAATCAATATAGCAGACTGGTGTGTGCTATGGGGAGAGATGGTTAACAGAAATGACGAAAAGATAAGGAAGTGGTTCCCTAAAATAGGCACTATGGACTACGAGAGAAAAATCTTCGATGAGTGTATTTCGTTTCTCGCTAACGGAGAATTACCATTTTATGACCTAAAAGTGTGACTTTTTGATCGTTATCTGATTGAGTTTCGGGATTTTATTGCTATATTTGCAGAAAAGACCGAAACTTATATTTTTTATTACAAATTATTCAGGATAACGATTATGATAGGTTTATTAGATTCTTCCCAAATCCGGCAGATAGCGGTGACAATATTCTCTGCTATACTCGCCTTTGCAACGCCGACTGAAGGTTTCGTGTTGGCGCTGGTAATCGCTTTCGGCTTTAATATCTTCTGCGGAATGAGGGCCGATGGTGTAAGTGTTGTACGGTGCAAGAACTTTTCTGCATCGAAGTTCGTAAACGCCATTTTGGAAATGTTGCTATACCTTACCATTGATTACGTCATATACGGCATCATGGTCGGTTGTAATGACGGAAGTAAGGCTTTGTTTGTGATCAAGATGCTCACGTATATATTCTGCTATGTGTATATATGCAACGCGTTTAAAAATCTCATTAAGGCATATCCTAAGAATATCTCATTCAGGGTTATTTATTACATTCTGAGGTTTGAGTTTGCAAAGGCATTGCCGAGCTATTGGAAGCCGATATTGGAGAGATTGAGCCAGGAGTTTGATAAAAAAGAGGAGGAAAACGAGAATGGAAGTACTAATTGATAGGGCCTGGAAAAAGGACGACTATACTATCAGTCGTCTGTACGTGAATGGTAATTTGTTCGGATGCAACACTCTTGAGGATACAGACAGAGGGCTGAATCAAGAAATGGACTTGAACGAAATCAAGAATAAAAAGGTATATGGGCAGACTGCGATACCAAGCGGCAGCTATGAATGTGTATACACCTACTCTAACCGGTTCAAGAAGATGTTGCCATTGCTTCTGAACGTCAAAGGATTTGGCGGAATACGCATACATAGCGGTAACTCCGCAAAAGACACTGAGGGGTGTATCCTTATCGGTAAAAACGATAAGAAAGGATGGATTAGCGATTCCAGATTCTGGACCAACAAGCTCATTCAGACCATGAAGACAGCTTGGGATAAAAATGAAAAAGTAACGATTGTAATCCAGTAGCTTATGAAACTGATTGATAAAATAACAAGAGTATTGGTCATCATTGCGGTAGCGATGTTGGTTCTATCAATGTTCTGTAGATGTAAGGCTAAAGAACGCGTGATAGAAAAACAGACATACATCTCTGATAAACGTAACGAGGCTAAGTGGGATTCGCTCTTTAACGCAAGGCTTATTAAGGAACTGGAATCTTATAAAGCATCGCATAATGAATCCGTTAAATCCACCACAAAAGAGAAGACGCATATAAGGGACAGCACAGCTTCGAAGTACGATGCGAACGGAAACAAAGTCGGCGAAGACAGATTTCACTACGAATATCACGAGCTATCACAGGAAGATGTACAGATACTGAGAGATAGTATTTCGAGCCTTAAAGAATACAAGGATAGTACGACGATGTATCATAGCAAGTGCGACTCCTTAATCTCAGTGATAAGTAAAATATCGAAAGATAAAGTATATGTCGAGAAACAACTATCAAAGACAGACAGAGTTTTCTTGAATATAGGTAAGATTGCATCAGCTTGTCTTTTTATAGGCGTTCTCGCGTTTTTAGGTTGGATTTACTGGAAATTAAAGCTACATTAAACGTTCTTAGTTTTTTCTGATGTTTTTATTGGTTATTAGTTGATTTACAAACAAAAAAAGGGGTGACCGCACATAACGTGTAGCCACCCCTAAGCGTATAGATAATCTTCAGCTTCCATGGAGGAAGCTAATGCCGTACTCTGTCTTGTAGTGCTTCTTTCACGTTCATAGGCTATCTAAAATCACCATTACCGTCTATCTTGCCTCTATCCTTTCGAGATGCAAGTTTTTTAAAGTTTTCCCTGCATATAGAATTTACGTTATATCCTAATACAGAACAGATTCCGTTTAACTGCCAAAAACAGTCACCGAGTTCTGCGCGGATTGCCTCAAAATCTACACACTCAACATCGTCGTGAACCACTAACTTGTTGTTTTCGATGTGAGCTTTTCCTTTTCTGATAAGCTTACCAATCTTTGAAGTAAACTCTCCAAGTTCACCCATAAGATTAAGGACCATGTAGCTAAAGTTCTCACAACTAGACATGCAAGTAGTCATTGCTGCCTTCTGATACTCATTAAGAGTCAATTCTTTATTTTCCATTTTAATATTTAAAGTTTAAAATTCATGTTTCTTGCAAACCTTATCACAAGATGTTTCGCAATCTTTTTTGGAGCACCATCCATTGCCTAAGATGTCTTCGCATCCCATCCAAAGGCAGTTGCCGCAACATTTTTCTTATTTTTCCATATTACCGATGTTTTATCACTTCCAAATACTTCAATTTTGCGAATCGGTATGAGTTATATATTCCACCAAGCGTTTTATGCACTTTAGATGTGAAGAACTGAATGCAGCCTGTATAATCATCAAAACCTAAGATGATATACTTTTCTTCTATATACCCTGCCACGTATGCGCCAATGTCCTTACCTTTATAAAGAACAGGCTCTCCACAATGCGCATTAAAAAATTCTTTATTTGTCATACGCTACTTAAACTTAATTATGAAAAACTCTGTATCAAGCCACTTATCAGGACATAAACCCCTCTTCGGCTTACCGATTGATATACTATCAATCTCCTTCTCAACGGACGGCTTATTACCTTTCGGATAGCCTTTTACGAAGAGAACGTGGGTATATGGCTTCAATATAATTCTTTGCGTATTAATATATCCTTTAAGCAAATCTGTTCTCCCAGCCAAACACGAAGCTAAATCTTTCACGTCAACAGTATTGTTGTTATTTTGGAAAAATCGTACTACCCAATATGGCTTAATAACTCGATATTCCTCGGTCTTTTCGCCCGATACTATCATATCGAACCATTGCTTGCTGACGTTGAGGGTCAATATTTTCTTCTCCATCTTTACACCTCCTCCCAGTCTGTTGCAAGTATATCCTCTGAGAGCATTCTTTCTTCCTTGTATATATGATGCCCATAATGATAGAATATTTCTTCCTCGTCAGTACCAAACGGATAAAGCCCATTTTTCCGCTTTACGAGCTTTCCTTTTCTCATACGCTTTAAAGCCTCTGAGAAGTCAAATATTTCCTTCTTCATTTCTTCTTTCTTTTTAATTGATATTTAATATTAAACTCCCAAAGCAGAAAGGCTACATTAATTTCATAAACACCACTATAAGGCTTCCATACGATTAAACTTGGAATGAAATAAAAGCACCAATCGTATTTGGTTATAAGATATTTGAGATTAAAACTTATCTTCTTCATATGCTATTTCTCTAACCTTTTCTTGAATGTCGCAAGTATATAGATTGAACCGCAACAAGGTATCGTAGATGCTGTTACCAATGCAGATGGTGGTATTAGGTTATATTGTACTAATTCCCAACCATCATAGCCGTATTGATTAAATTTATCAGATAGAACCTTGGCCATCTCATCAGCTTTCTTGATAACTATTGAAGTTACCATATACTCATACTTCTTCATTTCTCATCTTCCTTTCTATCAAACTTGTTGCCACAAACCGTGCAAACTTCACTTAATGCAGTAAGATTAAAAATAAATTTATCATCTCCCACATAAGCAGCAGCAAATGTGCAATTAATATACCCCACTTCAAATTCAGGATATCTTTTTTCTGCGAGAATGTCTCCCTCGTAGATATCTTGATTCTCGTAATCTTTCAGTCCTGTGAATTGACAGACGGTTTCAGGGTCAACTCTGTGCACTATTGGAACATCAGAAAACTCGTCACTTGGGTAACTTATGCCAACATAACTTGTGCTTTGTACCAAGTCGCCTTTTACCCATTCTCCGTTATCAAGACGTTTGGCTTTGAATTTTATATTTCTTTTCATACGCTATAATTCTTCTTTTTCAAATTCACTCTTTGGAACACGATAACAAACTGCTTTTCCATAAAAAGATTCTACGCCTTTTATGGGCATTTCCTTTTCTAAAATATCATGTACCTTCGTGCCTTTTCTAACACTAATAGCTATATAATCATAGCTATTATTTAACATCAATAGCGAATTATTTGTCATGTACACCTTGCCCTTCTTGGAAAGATTACTATGATTGATTGCGGGCTGGTAGTACAATCCACTAGCCTTATGTCTGATTCTGTAAGGTTTTGTCATAACTATATCTTTTTGAGTTTAATCTTTATTGCCTTTAAATTCATTTCACCACCATCCCAGAAGCATGAACGTCTAAGATAAAAAGGTTGACCTTTGTACCAATAAACTTTTTCATATTACTTATATCTATGTCCTATAAGGACGGTTAGTTACTTTGTCACTTCGATAAACTTTTCGTTTTTAAGTTGATACCAAGTGTCAGCCTTGATATTATTTCCGTCAACGTACTCTGTCTTAACGCATAAAGGGACATAACGGTTCTTCTCGTCATTCCATTCCCATTCTGCAAGTGTTATCCATGATCCAACCTTTGCTTTTGCCATAGAGTTGTTACCAGCGCACATGATAACAGAATCTTCTCCAGTGCTATTAATCTGAGCATAGTCACCGCTTGAGCCAATCTTAGCAGAGTCACCGCTTGAGCCAATCTGAGCATAGTCACCGCTTGAGCCAATCTGAGCATAGTCACCGCTTGAGCCAATCTTAGCAGAGTCACCGCTTGAGCCAATCTTAGCAGAGTAACCGCTTGAGCCAATCTGAGCATAGTCACCGCTTGAGCCAATCTTAGCATAGTCACCGCTTGAGCCAATCTGAGCATAGTCACCGCTTGAGCCAATCGCAGCAGAGTAACCG